TCTCAACCGCCACGCCCATGCAGTCATCAATCGTCGTGCCATTCGGGTCATACAGGAAATTCTTGGGGTTTACAGGCACAATCTTCACCGCAATGCGGCTTTTTTCCACTACGCCAATAGCCGCCTGCCCCATCTCACCAGGAATCGGCTTTGTCGCCGGCTCAAATATCTGCTCCGTCTTGACAATGATCTCGCCAATGCCGGTTCCGTAGATTTCCGCCATCAGTTCAATCTGGTCAATCGACTTGCGGATCTTGTCTACCTTGAAATCCTCCATCATCTGCAATTTCAAGGCTTCAACGTCCAGCGGATTGCCGTTTACATCCTGCAAATCGTCTTTGATGTCAAAAAAGTCACCCTGGCCAAAGATCGCTTCCATAATCTCAGCATGGCGAGTTTCTACAGCTTGTTGAGTAGCAGGGGTCACAATCCGGCTGCGCTCTGATTCGCGGGTTTTATCTTCTGGCGCCCACTCACCACGGAAAATACGCTCATATTCAAGATACAAGCTCATGAAATTGGTGTTTCGGTAGTCGCGCCACCGGTCGCAGTGGTCAACGACAAACGCTGTCAGTTCTTTGTCGTTATCAGTGGGTTGCTGGTATTCGTTTTGTTCTAGATCGGCCATCGTTAAACCTCGTATCCGTTATGCGCCACGTTACACACCACTTAAAATGTCCATTGGCTTCCAGATGTAATCTTCGTTTTCTTCCTCAAAGTAGCTTGTCACCGCCAACTGGTCGATATAGCTCAACGCATCCGGCAAATCGTCGTGAACCCCTTGCGCCGGAAACATAATAAGCTGGTCTACAAAATCAGACCAATCCTTCTTGCTGTTCAGAACAATCCGACCATGCTCAAACCTGCCCTGCAATGACCAGATGATTCTATCAGCTTTCTTTCTGTTGCCATGCGTGAGGTCGATGATGTGGCTGTAGACGTTGTTCTTCCGCATCAAGTCCGACAAATACGGCAGCACAGCATTTTTCAACGCCCCACGCTCAATCCCAACGCTTATCGGCTGGTAATCCCGCATCTTCATCAGTATCTTGGCAGAAGTCTCGCGTATATCCCAACGTCCATGCTCGATCTCCTCCACAAACCACTGCCCGTCCTCCGTCACCTTCACCACCGCAATCGCAGACTCGTCCAGGCGCTTCTTCACATTCGCAGCCTGCTTCGCCACTTCCTCAAAGCCAGCCAAGTCTACCGCTACAAAGTAGCTACCATGCTCCGGTGCCTCGCCATACTTCAGCCATTCCTCTTTGAAGATGTCCGATCCCGCATTGCTGAAGCTTGCCATGTACTCTTGCTTGAAGGAAAAGCTGGATAGCGTCTTTTTCGCAGACTCAATCTCAGTCGGGTCAATCAACGGATTGTCGGCAGTCGTAAAGTGCCAGGACTTCCAATCGCTATCCTGCTCATCCTGCCCCAAATTCCACAGGTCAAAAAACCAGTTTCGGCCCTTGGGCGTGCCAATGAACATCGCCGCACCCTTCTTGTCCGACAGACTGGCCCTAATGACCTGCTCCCAGGCCGCTGGCTTAATGTCCGCTACCTCGTCCAACACCGCATACGTTAGTGACACCCCGCGCAAGGTATCCGGTCTATCAGCCCCGCGAACATAAATCCTTGCGCCATTGATCATCGTAATATCAAGATTGTTTACGTGGCTGGACTGAATCACCTCCCGGCCCAAGTCCAGCAGCAAATCCCAAATGATCTGCCGCGACTGCCCCATCGTTGGCGAGACATACAGCACCGCACTACCCGCCGGGCAGCGCAATGCCTCAATCAACAAAATCGTTGCCGCCAGCCTAGACTTCCCACACCGCCGGCCAGCAGCAATAACCTTGAACCTCGTCCTGTCGGTGTAGACAGTCTGTTGCCAAGGGAGCAGTTGGAAGTTCAGGTCAGACATCCGTCACATCCCTCGCGTCGCCCGCGTCAATGGTGGCCGGCTCAACCACCGCACCCAACCCCGTAATATTGATCGTCACCGCGCTCCGTTGCTGCTTATCCTTCTCAAACAGGCTCACCGGCAAAGTCCTGTCCATGCACAGCTTTATCATCGCAGCCTGCGCCGGGTGGTTGTCGTTCATGGCAATCTCAATAGCCTTCGTCACCACTAACTCACCAGCACCATCCAGCAACAGATTCTTTAGATCGTTAATCTTCTGGTGATTGGTCTTTACCAACATTGTTGGTGGTCGACCAATCATTTTCGTGCCGAGAGGCCGACCTACGTTGCGCTTGATCTTGGTTTCGTTCTCAGTCATGTCCATGCCCGTAAAGTAGCATATTTCCTAGTTTCACTTTTTTTGTGGAGGGGAGGGTGCAACAATAATTCCGCCGAGCGCCAGGCCCACCCCCCCCCATACCGTCGTTTCTGGAATTTGACATAATATGCATTATACGATATTGCGCTGCAACAACCTATAAGAATCAATGAGTTATAGCGGTCAACACACTGTCGATCAGCTCAAAAGCCCATGTTGCACTGCATTTCGCATAAAAAGTCCACAACCTGAACGCTCGATGCCCACAGTCTGGACAGTCGGAGGCCGAAACCACCCAAAAGTGACAAAAATTGTCACTTTGTGACAAAAATTGTCAGAAAGTGACGCTGATGGTCACTCCCACGCCATCCTACCCTTCCATATTTAATATCACAATACCCTGAAGAACCGCCAGAACGCTCACCAGTGCATCCGAATCACTTGCCATGGGGCATGGCTACGCTGACGCACTCCAACGTCATGTCGGGCCTATAGCCGAGGTTGTGGGCATGACGATAGAGATCGAGCACCACCAAAAATCCGGCGCTAATATCACCCTCACCAGCCTCAAGCAGAATCTGTCGCTCGATCTGTTTAAGAGTCCGCTGGAAATACTTTGTGTGCAGCAGAGCTGGCCTGCCGATCCCGTCGATTGCCATATGTCATTACTCTCTTATCAAGTATTGGTGTAAATTGGTGAAGTCCACAATGTATATAACTTTACCCCAATTTGTCCGCATCCCATTGCCCCTCCCTGCCCCTAGCCTATAGGCTATAGGGGCGATTAGGGGCGATTTAATGGGCTTTTGCCCCTATTGCCCCTAACCATCCCTAGGGGCGATTGGGGGAGTTAGGGGCGATTCTTTGCCTCACTTTTCTGCATCATCATTGCACTGGATTGCACCTGATTGATAAAAATCCAGCCATGTTCGAGTGTCTCTAGCGTGCCTGAGTTGAGGAGTTGAGCGATGATTCCCTCTGGCCTGGATGCCTCGGTTTTGTTCTTGGCGGTGCGCTCGGCCATGCCATCCTTGACCAGTAGATCGCGCAGCGCCGACCGGCTTATGTAAGGCTGGCCGTTGCGTTCCTCGGTGCCGGATGCCCACCAAGCACGCTCGACTGTCCGGTTGTTTTCGTCATTTTTTGTGGGTTTTTTGTGTGGTTTTGTGGCATTTGATTCTTCGTCTGGGATGGCCACGCAGGTGGTTGCAGGGCCACCGAACTTGGATATTCCCATTTCGACCACTTCCAGCTTGAAGTAGATAGCCTCGCCTTTGCTTGGCAGTTCGCGCTGTTTGGTCACATGGACCATGCGGATGCCATCTTTCTCGATCACCTCAATCTCAGTGTCGATGTGCGCTCGGATGCCTGACCAGCCTCGAGCACCTTTGGCTGCGTCCTTGCCGTTATGGTGGATAATCATCAGGGCTGCGCCGGTTGCAGTGGCTACCTGGTCGAATCTGGCCATGACCGGCCCCATGTCCTCGCCGCTGTTTTCGTTGGCTCCTGCGCTCATTCTGGCCAAGGTATCGCCAATGATGAGTCGCACCGGCTTGCCTTTGATCTGCTCAATAGTCCTGACCAGTTCGATCACATCGCTGGCATCCTGATCGCCGTTATAGAAATTCATCGGGACTGGCACCATTGCAAAATTCTCAAGGCCGCAGGAATGGTATTTTTTAATTGCCTGCATTCTTGATCGGATGCTAGCAGGGGCTTCGCTGGCCAAATAAACCACCAAGCCAGCATCGGTTTTCCTGCCGTAGCATTTGGTGCCTGTGGCAATGGCAGCGGCCACTGAAAGCGCCCAAAATGTTTTTCCTGAGTTGCTGTCGCCGTATACCACCACTGAGCTGCCAATGGTCATTAAGCCTTCGACCAGCTCGTCTGGGGCTTCGTAGTCGTTGCCCAGTTGGTCACCAAATACGACTTTTAGCTTGTCAATTACTACGGTGCCGGTTTGCTGCATCAGGATGGCTGATAGGTTGTTTCCTGCCTGGACGTAGTCGTTTGCATCCATACCCTCGATCGGGGGAATAACGACTCTGGCCCCATATTTTGCGCTGGCTTGGTCTGCATACCGTTGCCCCACTCCGTGTTTGTCATGGTCTGCCACGATCACAATGTCCTGAGTTGCGCCATACATTTCGCGCAGGTTGGCGGTAACTGGCACCAAACTGCTGGCGCTATAGGCCACCACGCAGGGGCGGCTCGTGGCCTCATAAATGGTCGCCGAGGTTGCGAATCCCTCGGCTACATACAAGGTGCCTGGCTCATCCAGTGAGCCTATCATCCAATATTTACCGCCTGTTTGCCCACCTGGGTGATACAGCTTGCCGCCATCCTCATCGATGTATTGGAGTGTGGCGAGGGTGCCGTCTGCATCGTATAGAGGCACCATCAGTCGCCCATCGCCTGTGGTGCGGACTCCATGCGTCTGGATGCCCTTGCGTTTGAGATAAGGGTGATCGGGATGAGCTGCGACACCACTGAGCCATATCTTCTCGACCGTCTCACTCGCCACTTTGTGCTGGCGTTCTTGGGCCGCTTCGCGCAGGACTTTGGACTCGTTTATTCGTCTGGCGTGGGCCATTTCCTCAAATTCGGTCAGCTTTCGCCCAACATCTGCACGCCATGTAATTTCCATGCCTGCACGCCAGCAGCCGAACCGCCCTGCCGGGATGCCATCACCGAACACCAGATACCAGCCAGGCTTGTCACCGTGGCCGGGGGAGCCTTTGGTGCCTGACCGGAAGCGGTGGATTTTCCCGTCAAAGTGGATTTCCTCTGGCGGTTCCAGACCGGCTGCTTTCATGGCATCGATCAATTGAGCACCGGGCGGGGCTACCAGCTTCTCAGGGGGTGGGGCCCAAGGGCCACCTAGGACGTTTTCCAGGCTAGACATTGGCTGTTTCCTGACTTGTCAGGTAATCACTCAGCAATTTGACCGTTTCGTAGGATGGCTGGCTGTCAGGCTGCATAAAACGATAAACCGTGGCCGGATGAACACCAGCTTTTACCGCCACACGTCGCAAATTAGCGTCCGTAAGCCTTTGTTTTACTTCATTAATTGTTAGCATGTGCGCTTCCTTGTAAATATATTTACGAATATGCTTGCACATCATATCACAAACGATTATATTATCTACATCGCCTCACCCAGACATTTCTGACCGAGGCATAAAAGGAGAAGCAAAGATGAACACTTCCAAAAAAATCACACTCGCGACGTTTAAATCTTTTGTCAAAAAAAATCGTGAGCAATTGCTGATCAACGTCGGCAGCAAATTTGACGGAATGACCGATTGCGTTCAATCGACAAACCACGGTGGCTTTTCCGCAGCACTTAATTCTGACACGCCGTTTAGTAACAATCTCGGCATCGCTGGTGTGTGGCTTGTTGGCGGTTCGCGTGATTATTTTTCCCCGATCAACGAAAACGGACTCAGCGGCATCAGAGCATCAAATTGCTGCGGTTCATTCACGATCGCTGTCCGCGCCTAATAACCGCCGCCCCTTCGGGGGCGCACTCAACCGATTAAGCGAGGAAATAAAATGCAAACACCAGAACGCTGCATGTGCGGTGCCACCGATTGCCCTCGCTGCTATCCGGGCAACCGCCCAGAGCCGAGCGATCGGCACATAGAGCTGGCGCTGGATACGGTGATTGATATTGCGTTGGATTACGGCCAGTGGCCTCCAAATGGTCGAGCCAGATTCGATCTTTACGATTTTCTGCTTGAGGAGCGCGACCCGTCTTTCGCGTGGGAAATGTATGTGGCCAGTTTTTCATCCAACACGGAAGCGTTTGCCGACCGCATCGAGCGTGAGAGCAAGAAAGTCAGATGCATGATCGAAGATCATCTGATCGACTCCGACATCGTTTACGACTTGGCCTGTGAATACGCCGCCGAGCAGGAGGACGAACAATGAGTATTTCCGAGGTTTCTTTTTGGGCTTGCGTTGTTTTAGGAATAGTTGTTTTTGCAATCTTAATTTTTACTGAGGGAAAATAATGGCTGTCAAACTGAAAAACACAGGAAGCCTTGCTGAGAATGGGGTGAAGCTGCTGGTATACGGTGCCGCTGGTGCCGGTAAGACCACCCTGATCAAGACCCTGCCGAACGTGATTGTGCTGAGTGCCGAGGGTGGACTGCTCTCCATCCAGGACGCCAATTTACCCTACATCGAGATCGGCAGCATGGACGATCTGCGGGAAGCCTTTACTTGGTGCAAGGAAACCAAGGAGGCCACTGGCTTTGAATCTGTGGTGCTGGACAGTATTTCCGAAGTGGCCGAGGTGGTGCTGCACGAAGAACTGAAACGCCAGAAAGACGGGCGGGCAGCATATGGTGAGATGAACACCACGATGCAGGACTTGATCCGCGCCTTCCGCGACCTGCCCGGCAAGCACGTTTTTATGACCGCCAAGCTGGAAAAGTCAGCCGACGAAATGGGGAGAATTCTCTACAACCCTGGAATGCCGGGCAAAAGCCTGACCCAAGGCTTGCCCTACTTTTTCGATGAAGTCTTGGCGCTGCGGGTTGAGAAGGATGCCGAAGGCACGACCCAACGCGCTTTGATGTGTGACTCTGACGGGCTGTGGCTGGCCAAAGATCGGTCGGGCAAGCTGGAAGCCTGGGAAGCGCCTGATCTGGGTGCCATCATTGCCAAGATTGCGGCAAAAGCATGAGCGACCTTAAAACCCTGAGTGCCGAGTGGCTGGTCTTTAAATACGCCGAGGAAAAGGCCACGGCAGATCGCCGCAAGGTTGAAGATCAGATGGTCAAGCTGCTGGCGATTCCGCCAGACTTTGAGAGCACCGAGACCGCCAAGCCGGAAGGCTTTGTGGTCAAAGTCTCTGGCCGTATCGACCGAAAAGTTGATTCGGTGAAGCTCCAAGAGTTGGCCACTGAAGCCGGATTGTTAGATCACCTTCCTAACCTTTTCAGGTGGAAGCCTGAGATCAACATGGCGATTTGGAAGGCATCCGACGAATCAATCACCCGCCCTTTAGCTGCTGCAATCACGGCCAAGCCTGGCCGCCCGTCTTTTAAAATTACTTTCAAGGAATAAATATCATGGCTTTTTTAACTGAAGAATTTAACGTCGATGAACTGCCGCAAGGCAATGGTAACTTTGAGCCGCTGCCGGCTGGCTGGTATTCCGCCACCATCTCGCAAAGTGAACTCAAAGACACGAAGGCCGGGAACGGTCAATACATCAAGCTGCGCTACGACATCACTGGCCCCACGCACCAGGGCCGGGTGGTGTTTGGGAACTTGAACATCAAGAATAAGAACCCGAAAGCCGAGGAAATCGGGAGACAGCAGTTGGGTGACATCATGCGAGCCATCGGGCTGGCCAAGGTGACCGACACTGATCAGCTCATTGGCGGCGAGATCGTGATCAAGCTGGAAGTTAAGCAGGACGAGCAGTATGGGGCCGGGAACGAGGTCAAAGGCTTTAAGTCTGCCTCCGGCAGTCCGGCACCTGCTGCGGCGGTAATCCCTGCCAAGGTCGCTTCAAAGGCACCTGCACCTGCAGCAGCGCCTGCCAAGGCCGCACCGCCTTGGGCCAGTAAGAAGTAAGACAAAAAAAGCCCCGGCCTGGATTCCAGCCGGGGCAACTTGGAGACGATATGAAAATTCCTGAATCAGAGCATACCATTCAAAGCCTGATTGACAAGCACCATGAGGGCCAGGCCGAGGTGCCGCGCCCACACCTTGGTGCCAGCACGCTTGGCCACCCCTGCGACCGCTGGCTGTGGCTGTCGTTCCGCTGGGCGGTGCAGCCGAGCTTTCCTGGCCGAATCCTGCGCCTGTTTCGCCGGGGCCGTGAGGAAGAAGTTAACATTATCAACGACCTGCGTGCCATTGGGATGGACGTTCGGAAAGTGTCGAGCCAGCATCGGGTGGACTTTGGGAGCCATGTGTCGGGAAGCCTCGATGCCATCATTGATTCTGGCGTGCCGGAAGCGCCGAAGGCAAAACACATTGCCGAGTTCAAAACTGCGTCAAGAAAGGCATTTGATGATCTGGTCAAGCAGGGCGTAGAGAAGTCCAAGCCAGAGCACTTTATTCAGATGCAGGTTTACATGGCTGGCACAAAGATCGACCGCGCCCTGTATCTGACCGTCTGTAAAGACGATGACCGCATCCACACCGAGCGAGTCAAATACGATAAGGCTGTTGCAACCAAGGCCATTGAGCGAGGCAAACGCATTGCTCTGGCTGACCGGATGCCGGAACCGATCAGTTCAGACCCGTCCTGGTATCAGTGCAAATTCTGCGATGCTCACGACTTCTGCCACGAATCCAAGATCACCAAGCATGTGAACTGCCGCACCTGCGCCCATGCTACGGCATTGCAGGATTCGACATGGCATTGCGCCAGATGGGATGCTGTAATTCCTCTAGATACCCAAAAAGAAGGCTGTGAATCTCACGTTCTGCACCCTGATCTGGTGCCGTGGAAACGGAAAGACGGGCCGGATGAATGGACAGCAGTTTATGAAATCAATGGGGTCGATCTGGCCAACGGCGAGGGTGACGCGAATGTTTACACCAGTAAAGAGTTACTGGCCAACCCTGCTGCCTGCGCTGGTGGAGATCCGTTTGTCGCTGAGTTGAGGCAGGACTTTGATGGGAGGGTGGTGGGGTGATAGAACAAGGGGAATTAAATGAGTTGGCTCTTTTCGCAGGCGCTGGTGGAGGAATTCTCGGCGGCAAGCTGCTTGGATGGAAAACCGTCTGCGCTGTTGAGTGGGAACCCTATCCAGCAAGCGTATTGTGCGCCCGACAAAATGACGGACTTCTCTCGCCTTTCCCGATTTGGGATGACGTTCAAACCTTTGACGGCAGACCGTGGCGAGGCATTGTTGATGTCGTATCTGGCGGGTTTCCATGCCAAGACATCTCCGCAGCAGGAAAAGGAGCAGGAATCACCGGCAGCAGGTCAGGACTCTGGTCTGAAATGGCAAGGATTATTGGCGAAGTACAACCACGCTACGCGTTCGTGGAAAACAGCCCAGTCCTCACTTCTCGCGGACTTGGAACAGTCCTTGGAGATTTGGCCGCGTTGGGGTTCGATGCGAAATGGGGTGTCGTATCAGCAGCAGACGTTGGTGCGCCGCACCTCAGAGAAAGAATCTGGATTATGGCCTACCCCCGATACACGGGGATTTGTAAACGAAGGCAGCATAGCGATGTTGGCGAAAAAGGCTGGCAGTCATGCGGAATATGTGGCGATGGGTTATCGGGCAGCTGCGAAGAAGAAAGAAAAATATTGGCCGACACCTTCTGCAAGCGACAACAGAGATCGGGGCAATCTTTCAACTCCAGCCATTCAGCGCAGATTATCCAAAGGGAAGCAATTGATGCTTTCAATGGTTGTGTCGGAGGTCAGTGGGCAACTGAACCCAACGTGGGTGGAAAAGTTGATGGGATGGCCTGATGATTGGACTTCGCTGCAACCCATGAGCCATGTTAAAATGTGCTTTTGGCTTATGGGTTCGCACAATGGAACGGAAACCGGAAGAAGCGAAGTTCTGCGAGTGTTGCGGATTGGAAATGCAGCGCAAGAGATTCAACGGGAGATTGGAAGACCTGTCGGTGTTCATGAAGCGGCGCTTTTGCTCGCTGAGTTGTGCGAACACGCGAACCGACCTGACGAAGCACGGGTATTCATGGCGTGCGCGAAAGCACTTGAAGAAGAATTGCGAGGCGTGCAGCTACGCGAGGGCACTACAGGCGCACCACATCGACCAAGACAAAACCAACAACGAGCCGGAGAACATCCAGACTCTGTGCAAGCACTGTCACGATTTCTGGCACACCACGGCCAAACGTATTGGCAGGACGGTCGCTGGGAGGATGCCACGCTTCGAGTGGCTCATGGGGTGGCCGCTAGGGTGGACAGACTTAAATCCATTGGAAACGGACAAGTTCCAGCAGTGGCTGCAACAGCATGGAGAATCTTGAATGCTCCGTGAATACCAACAACGCACCATTGACCAACTCTACGCATGGTTTGAGGCAGGCAACGCTGGCAATCCTTGCTTGGTGCTGCCGACCGGTTCAGGCAAGAGCCACATCGTGGCTGCGCTGTGCAAGGATGCCATCCAGAACTGGCCCGAAACCGTTGTGCTGATGCTGACTCATGTGAAGGAATTGATCGAGCAGAACGCTGAGAAGATGCGCCAGCACTGGCCGGGTGCGCCGCTTGGCATCTACAGCGCCAGCATTGGCCGCAAGGACTTGGGTGAGCCGATTACCTTTGCCGGAATCCAGTCAGTGCGAAACAAGGCAAAGGAGCTGGGCCATGTCGATCTGGTGATCATCGACGAGTGCCACTTGGTCAATCATAAGGATGAGGGCGGCTACCGCAAGCTGTTGGGCGAGTTGAAGGCCATCAATCCGCACCTGCGGGTGATCGGTCTGACCGCCACGCCATACCGGTTGGGGCATGGCCTGATCACCGATGAGCCTGCCCTGTTTGACGATCTGATCGAGCCGGTCAGCATCGAGGAGCTGGTGTTTAAGGGCTACCTTGCCACCCTGCGGAGCAAGATCACCAAGGCCAAGCTGGACACGACTGGGGTGCATAAGCGCGGGGGGGAGTTCATTGAGTCCGAGTTGCAGGCCGCTGTTGATACCAAGGAAAACAACGAGCGCGTGGTGCGCGAGATCGTCGAGCTGGCAGACGAGCGTAAAGCATGGTTGGTGTTTTGCACAGGCGTACAGCACGCGGAGCACATTGCCTCAGTCCTGCGCCAGCATGGGGTGGCAACAGAGTGCGTGCTGGGAGAAACGCCGAAAAAAGAACGTGAGCAAATAATTGCAGATTTTAAGGCTGGTCGAATCAGAGCATTAACAAACGCAAATGTGCTGACCACGGGATTTGATTACCCTGACATTGATCTGATTGCCATGCTGCGCCCGACCATGAGCGCCAGTTTATATGTGCAGATGGCTGGCCGCGGCATGAGGGTCAAGAGCCACACCGATCACTGTTTGGTGCTGGACTTTGCCGGTGTAGTGGCAAGTCACGGGCCGATCACCAACGTGCAAATATCAAAAAAAAGCGGCACTGGCAACGGAGAGATGCCGGTCAAGGTCTGCGACAAATGCGGAGAGCTTGTCCATATTTCGATAATGATCTGCCCGGCCTGCTTGCATCCATTCCCTGAGCCTGAGCACAAAAAGCTGGAACTGCACCACGATGACATTATGGGCTTAGAAGGCAAAGACCTTGAGATTAAAAGCTGGAACTGGCGCATTCATACCAGCAAAGCAAGTGGGAAACTGATGCTGGCCTGCACGTATTACGGTGACTTGTCTGATAAGCCAATAACCGAATACCTGCCGGTGCTGCATGACGGCTATGCAGGGCAAAGGGCAATGCAGCAATTGTTCACGATGGCCGCATCGTCTCGTGCCAATCTTGCCCCGGCATACACCCTGCAAGATGAAGATTCGTTGAATTATATTTCAACAGAGATGAGCAATTCAGAGCCGCCAAAGCTGATTGAATACCGCAAGGATGGGAAGTTCTTTCGAGTCATTAAAAGGAATTGGGAATGAAAACAAGACCGCCAGCGCCGCAATTCGTCACCGACTACCGGGAATGGGTCAAGGCTGGCCCTCCGAAATGCTGCCATACGTGCGAGAGTTACGGCACTGATGGACTGTGCACCGAGTTCTTCATGGAGCCGCCGGCAGAGTTTGCTGAGACCGTCGATGTTTGCCCGAAGTGGGAATGTGAAGTTCCTTTTTGATGAATAGGAAAATAAAATGAACGAAAAACTAGAGGCTGCAATCGCTTACCTGCGGAGCCGCAACAAATACGTGCTTGATGCAGGCTGCAACTTTGTGCCAACGAAATCAGTGCAGACCGATGTTGCCGAGACAATTCGCATTTATCGGCGGGAGGTTGAGGAGGTCAAGCCGATCAGCCTGGTGAAAGGCAAGAAGAAATGAAGTGTGACTGCGGGTCAAAAACGCGTGTGCTGGACAGCAGGGGGGTCAGCCGGCGCAGGGAGTGCCTGAAATGCTTTATGCGTTTTTCGACAGAGGAAGTTGTTGTCACCAAGCCGGTCAAGTTTATTGAGAAAAAGAAACGCCAAACTAAAAAGCGCGTCAAAAACATCTTGCCGACAAACAACTGGCAACAAGTGGCAAAGAACATTAGCGCACGCCGGAAGCTGGAAGAACTGCGCGACAACGTAAAAGAGGGTGACTATGAAAATTATTGACCGGATTCCGACAGAGCACGAAGAACAGCGTCTGCTGGTGTGGTGGTTCCGCCGTAAATGGCCTGACGTTCGCATCTTTGCCATCCCTAACGGCGGGGCAAGAAGCATTATTACCGCAGGGCGGTTGAAGGCCGAGGGCGTGTCTCCGGGCGTTCCTGACCTGTTTATACCGGCCTGGAAGCTATGGATTGAGATGAAACGGGCCAAGGGGGGGAGTTTAAGTGCCGAACAAAAGGATTTCATCAAATACCTTGAAAGTGTTGGATTCTCGTGTATAGTGGGAAAAGGTAATCAGGATGCACAGGACAAGATTACTGCCTTTTTCACCAAAAACGAGGGGTTATGAAATGAAAAACGAAATTATTGATATTGGTGGCCAAAATTGGCTGGTTAAAGAATCTGTGTCAAAGGATGAAGCCCTGAACGCAATTGCACACGCTCGTTGCACTGGAAGCCTTGGCTCTAAACACGTTGAGAATTGCAACGGCATTGAGCGAGTGTTGGCTGACGTTAGCCGATCTAACTAATGGATTTAATGAAATGACCACCAAAATCAAAGACCGCTACATGACCATCCGGCTTCCTGCCGACATCGAGCGCGAGCTTCGCAAGATGGCCGAAGCGAATACTCGCACGCTGGCTGCGGAGATTCTGCACTGCGTGAAGATCGAGATTGCAAAAAAAGAACAATCATGAACATGAGCAAACAATACAACCACGACCCGCGACATTTCCGCTTTCCACGCACGATGGAGAACACCGGCTATGCAATTCAGGACTGCACCGGCCAGAGTCGATTGGCCGACAAGATTGTTTTTGTTGGCGCAATGGCCATTTTTCTGATGTTGGTTTTGGTATGAGTGCCAATCAAGTGTGCAACGGCAACTGCAACCAAGGCCGAAGCTGCGACTGCGTGACGGATTACGTATTCGATGGCCTGTTTACTTTGGGTTTCTTGGTGACGGTGCTGGCGGTTGGCGGCATCGTCGGGTTTTTAATTGGCTATCTGATGGGGGAGTGAAATGAAAACAACACTAAACGCAATTCGCAAGCATGACCCATGCGCTGATGGCTGGAAAAAACTGTTGCAATACTTGGGCAAAACCGAGGCTGATGACGAACCACTTTTAATCAGCACAATCTTGAGCAGCAACGGCCTCGATGATGCGCTGTGGTGCTTATGCGCCGTTGATGGTCACGACAAAGAGATACGTCTCTTGGCTGTGGCGTATGCCCGGAAAGTGCAGCACTTGATGACTGACAACCGAAGCATTGCGGCACTTGATGTCGCAGAGCGACATGCTCATGGCAAAGCATCTGACGATGATTTGGCTGCTGCGGGGGCTGCGGCGGGGGCTGCGGTGGATGCGGCGTGGGCTGCGAGGGCTGCGGCGAAGGATGCGGCGATGGCTGCGGCGTGGGATGCGAGGGCTGCGGCGAGGGATGCGGCGTGGGATGCGGCTGCGGTGGATGCGGGGGATGCGGCGTGGGATGCGGCGAGGGATGCGAGGGATGCTGCGAGGGCTGCGGCGAGGGATGCGGCGAGGGATGCGGAAAAAGAATCGCAGGCAATCATGCTGCTGGATGTTTGTAAAACGATAGAGGAGACTGAGAAATGACCGACACGAAGCCGACGATTGAGGAACAGATTGAATGGGCCGAAGTATTGATTAAGTGCGATAGCGGTATTGCACCAGCAGTCCTCGCCAGCCTCAAGCGACTGCAAGCTATTGAGGCGCAGCCGGTGCCGGTGGAGCCTGCTTATATCCGTCATTTACGCGCATTGTTAGGAGGGAAATGTGCAGATTTTTACGACATTGGATCAGATAATTTAAAGCTGATACTCGCGCATATCGACTCCCTGCAATCCGCGCTACAGGTGGCGCAGCAGGAATTAGAAGTGCAAATGGTAGGCTGGTCTGACTGCGAAGAAAAACTCACAAAAGCCGAGGCCTGCAACAAGCAACTGGTGGAGTTGTTGAAGGAATTGCTAGGTGCGCTGAAACATCCGGTGCCGCCGACACAAAAACAGTGGGATGCAATCGGGGTCGTATCAGACAACATTCTGCGGGAGATGGGGAAATGATCAGCCATCCAGACAGAGTAGAACTTTACGGTAACGGGAAACTACTTGTTGCTCTTGACTCGTCAATAGTTCCGGCAGTCGGCAGTTTTGTCAGTATTCGCGGAGAAACGTGGAAAGTTGACCGCGTGACTTACGCCGTCGATTACGCTGACAAAATGATGGAGAGATACATGCGGGCAAATGTTGAAATGAAAAAGGCTAAGAAATGACCCTACCAACTGACAAGGTAAACGCTTTGTGGGTCAAAGCATCCGATGATGCGGAAGGTATGCGACTAGGTTACACAATGCAGCATCATTATTTCGCCGCCCTGATTCAGCGGGAGATGGATGCCGAGAACGCGGAACTGCGGAAGGATGCTATTAAATGGCTTGAAGATAATCACACGCTGCATACATCAGTAGAAATTCTCTACGTTGTTGACGGCTATGAGGTTACAGTAATGCACGAAAACGGAGTCACGCCGCTTTCTAAAACTTATCACGGCGAGACTTTGCTTACCGCCATCGACAGAGCAAGGAGCGCAAATGAGTAACGAAGCACTTGTAAAGCAGCTACGGAAGCTGGCACCTATATGCCGAGGCAAATCAGAGATTTACATTGAAAAGGCAGCGGACGAAATTGAACGGCTGCTGGCCGAGAACGCGGAACTGCGGAAGGATGCGGAACGGGAGTGGGTAGGTCTGGCGGATGAAGAGATCAAGGACATCGTAGGGCGCAATGACCCCGGTGGAATTGGTCGATACACACGGGATTTGTTCATGAAGATTGAGGATAAGTTAAGGGAGAAGAACGGATGAAACTGTTCATGAAGTCGCACTTTGAGAAGGAAGCGCGTGAGGTGAAGCCTCCGCTGGACTACGAAGCGGTCTGCGTGTCATGCGCGGGCAAGCTGGGTGGTAAGGTGGATCGCTGGTTGAAGTCCAAATGGACACATGCGAAGTGCGATGTGTGCGGTCACAAGACTGAAGTGACAACCCCGAAAGAATTCATCTGGAGATAATTATGGAAATCTTTAAAATTATTATAGTGGTTGTTGCTATGGCCCTTGCGGTTTGGGTTTTGTACACGCTGGTTAAACTGTCGGACAAAGCGAAGGATATGCCTGATGAAGCACCATACAAACTTGAAGCTACCGAAGACGTGGCCGTTTCTAATAAACCCAAGCGCAATTACACCAAGCGCAGCAGCTACTGGACAGCCAAGCGGAAAAAAGCAGCGGCCAGCAAAGCCAAGAAGCAAACCAGTAAATCTAAATGAGGAGGCATTGCTATGAAGTGGGAAGAACGAATACTGGCGTATGAAAAAGCAACTGGTTTTCCACGCAGTATGTTTGTCGCAGCGGATGGCAGGGTTGTCGGTACATGGATCATGGGGAACGACTACCGAGTGAAGTCAACATACTACGGCGGCTACCCTGCGGGATACCTTCGTAGAATCAAGGCGCTGTTTCCCGACAAGCAAAAGGTTCTGCACTTGTTCTCCGGCAAAGTAGACACGGCGCTGTTTCCGGGGGACACGGTGGATATCTTAGCTGCAAACAACCCTACATATGTAGACGACGCGCAAACGCTGACGAAGGTTCCGTTGCACTCTTACGATTTGGTTATGGCTGACCCCCCGTATAGCGTGGAAGACTGCGAACACTATCAGACCACAATGATAAAGCGTAACGTGGTGATGCGTAGTCTCGGGGAGCGCTGTAGCCCGGGGGCGCATGTCGTGTGGCTGGATCAGGTGCTCCCCATGTATCGTAAAGACCAATGGGTTATGGAAGCAGTGATCGGTATGGTGAAAAGCACCAACCACCGGTTCCGCGTTATAACTATTTTTAGGAGGCGTTGATATGATTACGCGAGACATCACTACAAACGGCATCAAGCGGACAATAACCGGCAAGCTCTTTGACGAGGAGTTGCGCGTCTACAGGATCGAAGGCGACATCACTGACACAGAAGAACTCAAGGCAATGGCACAGGAGCTGGCCTTCATGTTTAACTGCAGCAAAGTAACGCTGCGTATCTGAGGAGAAACCATGAGACAAGACAAACTTGAAGCCGCCATCGCATACCTACGCGGTCGCAAGAAGTACAGCGTTGACCCCGGCTGCACGTTCGTGCCGACCAAGCCGGTGCAAACCGATGTGGCCGAGACCATCCGCAAGTACCGTATGGAGGTGGAGCAGGTGCCCATCATGACGTTTGTGCGTGGGAGAAAAAAATGAGACGCGTCTTTGCAGATGATGACGTTCCAAGAGACGCACCTCGCGAATTAAAACCGTGGGGTAAACCGTTTCGGTTGCAGACCGCTTGGCACACAGCGTTCCCGTGGGCTGATCTGGATAATGTTGGAAAAGAAGATACTGATGATATCTCGAAAGCAGTTGTCGTATGCCCGGAGTAAAGAACAAGCTGGCCACCGAAGCGGTTACGCGCACTACCGGAACACGCTGGTGCAGTCACTGTCAGAGACACAAGCCCATTGAAGGCGGGCGCATGACGGGCGAGTCAAAGAAACCGCAGTACCGGCGCTGGATATGCGCCGGGTGTAACGCACGACGTACACACTAAAAGGAGTAACACATGGCATCAACACCGGAGTCGAAAGTGAAGCGTAAAGTCAATGCGATACTTTCCGCGCTGGATTGCTACTTCTTTTACCCGATGACCGGGGGGTATGGCCGGTCTGGTGTGCCTGACATCATCGGGTGCTACAAGGGTTTGTTTTTTGGTATCGAGTGTAAAGCGGGCAAGGGCAAAGCCACCGCGCTGCAGTGCGCCAACATTGATGAGATCAACCGCACTGAGGGGCATGCGTTTGTTGTCCGCGAAGATACCGCCACGCTGGAGTTTATTCGAGAGGAACTGGATCATGGCCTTGCCAATGTCCGCGCTGTCGGAAGACAGTGAAGAATCAAAGCAGGAGCACCTCAACTACATCACCAGTATCGTCTGTGAGTGCCTGTGGGGAGAGAACGGTCATAAAGCGGTGCTCATACACTGCAATCCCGAAAACAAAGCGCTCGGGGTTTACGCGCTGAACGCTAACAACGAAGAGGTACAGATCATGATTCACGCTGTTGCACAGCACTACATCCAGCCGCGCCCCGAGGTGCTGCAATGAGTCAGCCGTTTGAAGACCTGATCGTTTTGGACTTTGAGACTGCGTGGGACAAGAAGGAATACACGCTGTCGAAGCTGTCTACCGAAGCGTATATCAGAGACAAGCGCTTCAAGGCGTGGGGGTTGAGCTGGAAGTATTACGGGGAGGGGGTGGCTCAGTGGGTGAGCCACCGGGACATCCCTGCGTTCTTTCAGAGCATCGACTGGTCGAAGACTGGGGCGCTGGCGCACAACGCACAGTTCGACATCGCCATCATGTCGTGGGTCTACGGGCACATCCCGTGCTTCATTGTGGACTCGCTGAGCATGGCCCGGGCGCTACGCGGGGTGGAGGTGGGCAACAGCCTGCGCCGCCTCGCTGAGCAGTTTGGTCTACCCCCCAAGGGTGACGCTATCCACAGCACGGACGGCATACTGGACACGCTGCCGCTGCACGTTGAGCGAGAGCTGGCGGAGTACTGTAACCACGACGTGTTTCTGTGCGAGGGGGTCTTCGATAACCTGCTCCCCGGGTACCCCGCCAGTGAGCTGCGTCTGATCGACCTGACCCTGCGCATGTTCGTGGACCCGGTGTTGAAGCTGGACCCGCACATGCTGACAGTGGCGATCGAGGAGGAGCGCGTCAAGCGGGAGGGGCTGCTCAACCGTCTGGGCGTGGTAGACAAGGACTTGGCCAGCAACGACAAGTTCGCCACGCTGCTGCGCTCCCTCGGCGTCGAGCCGCCCCTGAAGAAAAAGAAGCCGACGCCCAAGACCCCGAACCCGGAGGGCATGATCTTCGCGTTCGCCAAGAACGACGCCATGTTCCAAGCGCTGACCAACAGCGACAACGAGGACATCGCGCTGCTCTGCGAGGCACGGCTGGCTGTCAAGAGTACGTTGGAGAGAACGCGGGCGCAGCGGTTCTTGGATATTTCTCAGCGAGGCACGCTCCCCGTACCGCTGAACTACTACGGGGCACACACTGGACGGTGGGCTGCGTCTCGTGGGTCGGGTTTAAATATGCAGAACCTGAAGCGGGGGTCGTTCCTCCGCCGCTCCATCATGGCCCCTCCGGGCCACCTGATCGTTGTGGCTGACCTCTCCCAGATCGAGCCCCGCGTGCTGGCGTGGCTGGCTGGATATCGAGACTTGCTGCAGATTTTTGCTTCAGGACAGGATGCCTACGCGGCGTTCGGTGCCAAGATGTTCGGCATACCCGGCATGACCAAGACGACGCACCCCGACCTGCGGCAGTCCGCCAAGTCCGCGCTGCTGGGCGCAGGGTTTGGGTTGGGGTGGGCGTCCTTCGCTGCCCAGCTGCTCACCGGCTTCCTCGGTGCACCGCCCACGCGCTACGACAGGGCGTTTGCAAAACAGCTTGGGGTAACCGGCGGTATGGTCAAGGACTTCATAGCCTATGAGCCCAACATGATCAAGGCGCTGGAGATTCCCCGACTGTGCACTGATGAAGAGATTGTTGTGCACAGCGTTGCAGCCAAGAGGATCATCGACGTGTATCGCGACGAGGCGAAGCCGGTGGGGGACTTCTGGGGTTTGTGCGATGACGTTCTGGTGAGATCGCTAGTGGGTGGGCGCGAGTACAAGCACAAGTGCCTGACCTTCCAGAAGGAGGCGATCCTGTTGCCAAACGGTTTACATCTGCGGTATCCTGATCTCACAGGAAAACCCGACGAAAAAGGCCGGGTGCAGTGGACTTACGGCGACAAGCACAAGAAGCTTTATGGAGGGAAGCTTACCGAAAATGTCGTGCAAGCTGTTGCTCGCTGCGTTATGACGGACGGCATGCTGCGGATACAGAAACGGTATCCCTGTGTTTTAACCGTGCACGATGAAGCTGTGGTGCTGGTGCCAGAGAACGAAGCAGTTGAAGCAGAGAAGTGGGTGTTGGAACAGATGATCAAGGAGCCGAAGTATCTCCCGGGTATTCCACTAGACGCAGAGACAGGAGTGGGAGAACGCTACGGTGACGCTAAATAACGAAAGGTGAATATGAAGACTTTGCAAATTGGTAGCCGCGACTACCAGATACATGTTGTTAATTACATACGCGGTGCTCTGGGTCAGATTTACTACAAAGCAGGAGTGATCGAGTTGGCGGAGCGTTGTGCTGTGAGCGGGTATAAATACTCAAAGCACGAACGCACGGTAGCGTTCTGGCACGAGGTAGTTCACGGCATCTTGGAAGATATGAAGAGCCTTGCCGCGTACGACGAGCGCTTCGTTACCAAGTTTTCTAGAGTCTTAACCGAAGTTCTTAAACAGGCGTATCCCAATGAACGTAACATGGTCACACAGCTCCTTAAAGGAGTTCGAGCAGTGCGCAAGAAAGTACCACGAGACAAAGGTGCTGAAGAACTACCCGTTCGTAAAAAGCAAGGAAGCAGCATACGGCGACCTCGCACACAAAGCCGCCGAGATGTACCTAAAAGGAAACCCGCTCGATAAGGAGTTCGAGTTCATGCAGCCGGTGCTCGACGCACTGATCGCCAAGTCCGGTTCCAAGCATGCGGAGCTGAAGCTGGCAGCGACCAAGGACTTCGAGCCATGCAGCTGGTTCTCTAAAGAGACATGGGTGCGGGGCATCATCGACCTGTTGATTTTGGATGAAGAGAACAAAGTGGCGTGGGTTGTGGACTACAAGACCGGCAGCGACAAGTACCCAGATCGGGATCAGCTGGAGTTGATGGCGTTGCTGACGTTCGCGCACTACCCGCAGGTAGAGAAGGTCAACGCTGCGCTGCTGTTCGTTGTCAAGAACAGCATGACCAAGCACAAAGTGGACGCTGCGAGCACAGACAAGATTCTGTGGAGCTACCGAGAGCGTGTTGCGCGAATCGAAGATGCTTATGAGGCAGGTGTGTGGAACCCCAAGCAATCGGGGCTCTGCCCGTGGTGCCCTGTCAAGACCTGTGAATTTCACCCTGACCATTAAAGGAGAACGGCATGCCCTACGTGAACAAGAAGCGCCCCTACAAACGCGAGAACGAGCTTTACAAGAGCAAGCCCGAGCAGATCGAGAAGCGTGTGCAACGCAACGCCGCCCGCCGTGAACTCATGCAGGAGGGTGTTGTAGAAAAGGGCGACGGTAAAGAAGTGGATCACATCAAGCCGCTGAGTGCTGGCGGCACTAACAAGCGCAGTAACCTGCGCGTCAAGACAGCGAAGGACAACCGATCGTATGCAAGAAAGGCTAATCACAAGCCTAAGTAGTCGCGGGGTGTCGAAAGCTTTCGCATCGATAGACCGGTATTTCTTAGGCATCCGAGGAAGCGTTTGCGCCGCGCACCCGGATATTTTTAGCAAGTGGGGCGTAGACGAGTTGGAGACACTGTGGCGAGCTAAGTTTGGCTATGTCTGCAGACTGCATTTACCGGAATCCGTAGTAGCGGACTTCGGCCACTATGGGTCGGATGGACACGCAAGAGTGGCGCATACAGTTGAAGAGTTGTTTTGGTTGGCCGTGTCACTCCGCCTGTTCTTCGAGAAAAAACTGACACGAAGGGACACGCACGAGATGGCTGGAGCGTGTGTACAAATAGCATTTACAATAAACGAAGGGTAGAAATGGAGATTGTTGAAAACAAAGCGCTTGTACTCCGCACACGCAACCCCTCCAAGTTCGACATCATCCCGCGCAGCAAGCACATTGGGGAGATCGGTAACGGCGTGCATGAGGTGGCCGTCTATTGGGGCTTGGATGAGGCGCGTGTACTGAAGAACTTGGGCGTGCGCGATGTGCCATCGCCCATCCTGCGCAAGTACAACTGGCCGGGGAAGTACAAGCCGTTCGAGCACCAGATAGAGACAGCATCGTTCTTAACGCTACACCGCCGCGCTTTCTGCTTCAGTGAGCCCGGCACCGGTAAGACGCTTTCAGCACTGTGGGCGGCGGACTACCTGATGTCCGTTGGTGCGGTGCGGCGCTGCCTCGTCATCTGCCCGTTGTCGATCATGCAGTCCGCGTGGTTGGGCGACATATCCAAGAGCGTTGTGCACCGCACCGCTGCCGTGGCGTATCACACCCAAGCAAGTCGGCGTATCGAGGTGGTGCAGAACGATTACGAGTTTGTGATCTGCAACTTTGACGGGCTGGCTATTCTGGCGAACACGATTTTGGAAGACGGTCGCTTCGACCTGATCATCGGAGACGAGGCCAACGCTTGGAAAAACGCCAGCACGGATCGCTGGAAGTACCTGAATAAGCTGCTGAAGCCTGAGACAACCCTCTGGCTGATGACAGGCACTCCGGCTGCGCAGTCCCCGCTAGATGCGTATGGGCTGGCTAAGCTGGTCAACCCTACGTCGGTGCCCAAGTTCGCTACGGCGTGGCGTGATCGAGTCATGCTCCAGCTCAGCAAGTTCAAATGGATACCAAAAGAAGATGCCGACACCACTGTGCACACAGCGCTTCAACCCGCAATACGCTTTACCAAAGCACAGTGCTTGGACCTACCACCAGTTGTTACGGTGACGCGTGAAGTCCCCCTTACGGCACAACAGCTAAAGTGCTACCGCAACTTGCGCGACTTGATGATGATTCGGGCAGCGGGTGAGACCGTCACCGCAATCAACGCTGCGGCGATGGTGAACAAGCTCCTGCAGATATCTGCGGGTGCCGCCTACACCGACGCCAACGAAGTCATCGAGTTCGACTGCAAGCCTCGGCTGAACGTGTTGCTGGAGGTACTGGCAGAGACACCCCGCAAGGTGCTGGTGTTCGCGCCCTACCGTCACAGCATCGACACGATCAGCGACTTCCTGACCAAAGAGAAAGTGCCCTTCGCCAAGATACATGGAGACGTTAGCGCAAGCGCCCGGAGCCGGATATTCGAGCAGTTTCAGACCACCCCGGAGCCCCGCGTGTTGGTGATACAACCCCAAGCGGCATCGCACGGGGTGACGTTGACGGCGGCGGACACCGTAGTGTTCTGGGGGCCGGTGATGTCTGTTGAGACCTACATCCAGTGCTGTGCTCGATCAGACCGGCAGGGGCAAGACTCAGACAAGGTTACTGTGGTGCACATTCAAGGGAGTGATATAGAACGGCGTATGTTTAAGAGACTAATGGGCCGGGTATTGGATCACGGCGAGATGGTTAAACTTTACGAAGAGGAGCTTGCAGACCCAGAAGTAGGTGTGTAAAATGTTTGACGTAGCATAAAAAACCAAGGAGATCACAACGATGGAAGAGCAATCGATACCAATGGATAAACTCGCCAAAGTTTATCTGAAGATTCGCACCGAGATTCAAATGCGCACCAAGGCGTTCGAGGAAGAAATCAGCGTTCTTGAAGAGCAGAAGAAGGAAGTGTCCGACGCTATGCGGGAGCAGATGAAGGCTATCGGTTCCAAGTCTGTGCGCACGGACTTCGGCACAGTGGTCATGAAAGTGAAGACTGTGTTCGGCATGCAGGACTGGGACGGCTTCAAGCATTTCATTGTGGAACACAACGCACTGGACTTGCTGCAGCGGCGCATAGCGCAAAAGAACATGGAGGCGTTTCTGGAGAGCACTCCCGACGTGCAGGTGCCGGGACTGACCTCCAACTCCGAGTATGAAATCACTGTTACTAAACCGAAATAAGAGGACATCATGGGAACCAACGTAGCAGCATTCAACGCAGCAAAACTCCCCTCGTTTGCCAAGAAGCGCAGCGGCCCCCCTTCGGCGCTGACCAAGGCTCTTGCTGGCAGCGGTGGTGGTGGATACCCCCGTAAGATTTCGATCAAGGGCGGCGTGTTCCGCTTGGTCGCGGACGGCAAGGAAGTGGCGGCGATCGAGGAGCGCTACCTCGACGTGGTGCTGGTCAACGCTGCGCCGACCGTTTCGCGGGCGTACTACGACAAGAAGTTCAAAGACTCCGAAAGCTCCGCGCCGGTGTGCTGGTCGGACAACGGTGATGCGCCTGACACCACGGTGCCGAGCCCCCAAGCTGCGCAGTGCGCCAAGTGCCCGATGAACATTAAGGGCTCGGGCGAGGGTGACACTCGTGCGTGCCGCTTCAACCAGCGTATTGCGGTAGTGCTGGCTAACGACATGCAGGGCGAGATCATGCAGATGACGGTGCCCGCCAAGTCGCTGTTCGGCAAGGAAGACAACGGCAACTTCCCGCTTCAGGCGTATGCACGGTGGCTGTCGGCACAGGGCATCGAGCCGAACGAAGTCATCACGCGCATGAAGTTCGACACCAAGGAAGAATCGCCCAAGCTGTTCTTCAAGACCATGCGCTGGTTGGAGGACGAAGAGTTTGAGATGGTGGACGTGCAGTGTAAAGCTGAGAACGCCACCAAGGCTATCGAGACTCCGACGTACGGTAATTCGGGCACCAAGCAGTTGGCTGCTCCCAAGGCCAAGGCCAAGGCCGAGGACGACGAAGAGGAGTTCGAGACCAAGAAGAAGGCTCCGGCACCCACGGACGACGAGGACGCGCCGCCTCCGGTGCAGAAAAAGAAAGCCGCTCCTTCTGATGACGAGGACGCGCCGCCCCCGCCCGCAGCCAAGAAAAAGAAAGAGGCTGAGCCCGAAGACGAAGACGCTCCCGAGCCGACCAAGAAGAAGTCGGCGGCTGCACCGGCACCGACGGGGCGCAAGGCTCTGGGTGCTCTGGTCTCCGACTGGGATACCGACGACTAATCAACTAAAGGGCGGGGGCTTCGGCCCCCGTACACTTATGCCTTACGCACCTAAGCTTTCAAAAGACATCCGCCGCGCCCCTGTTTCATTGGGGAATACGCTTGGCCTACAGGCACTTAGGCTTGACCTCTCCGTCATACGTATCTCCAAGTCAACCGGCGCTACGCGACAAACTATTTACAATTGGTTCGTCGGTGGTAAAGTAGCGCCCTTCTACCGGGAACGTGTATCAGCGCTCGTTGATATCATGTCCAAATCCAAGACTGCTGAACACGCATGGAGGACCGCATGCTCTCGTTTCAACCTACGCACATGATGACCAGTGAGCTTCTCCGTAGCGTACACATGTCCGCTGATAAGGTGTCTGAAGCAACAGTCACCGATCTGCGGCTTCGCTTGGAAGAGGTCGCAGACATTGTTACTTCGCGCACGGACCCGGATACCAAGATAATCCAACTCCGCCGACTGATGGCCTAACACTCGGGGTAACATGAAACCGCTTGAATTTGTAGCGGCTGTCGTGCCGTCAGCGGGTGTTTTATGCGTGGCGGAGTTCAGCTCAAAAAAGAAACAACATGTATTCGCGGAAGACGTCGAAGGTCTCGCCCCCGCGATCAAGCAATTTACCGATGAGAAAAAGGATGTGTACTTCGCGCTGGCCAGCTTTGTCGAGAGCGGCAAGCGCACCGCTGGTAACGCCCTGTTCATGCGCTCTGCGTTCATGGACATCGATTGCGGAGAGGGCAAGGCGTATCCCAACAAGAGCACGGCAGGGACTGCGCTGTATGACTTTCTGCAGAATACAGCACTAGGAACGCTGGGCAACCCGTGGGTAGTCTCTTCGGGCGGGGGCATTCACGTCTACTGGCCGTTCACGGAGAACGTGCCGATCATTGAGTGGCGCGTGGCTGCGGAGAACCTGAAGCGGCTGTGCAAAGAGAACGACCTGCACATCGATTTCACAGTTACAGCCGATGCAGCGCGGGTGCTGCGTGTTCCGGAAACGATCAACTGGAAATACAAGGACAAGCCCCGCAAGGTCAAGGTGCTGGAACACGGTGCCAAGTTCACGTTCGCGGAGTTCTGCGTGGTAGTGCAGCCGGTCAACGGGGTGGCGCATCCAGTGAGCCGCCCCCCCACGCTGGCATCGATCCCCGGCAAACGCCCTACCCGCAATCGGGAGAACGCGACCCAGATTAAGATCATAGAGAACAGCGTCACCAAGTTCCGCAACATCATCACGCGCACCGAGCAGGGCACGGGCTGCAAGCAGTTGGCCTACTATGCCGAGAACGCCCAGAAGGATGGCATGGAGCCGCTGTGGCGGGGGCTGCTGTCGTTGGCCAAGTCGTGCGAGGATGGGGAGAAGGCTGCACGCATTCTCTCAAAGATGCACCCGTATGATGAAGACCGGATGCACCAGAAGCTGCGCGAGATCAAGGGCCCTTACTCGTGCATCAAGCTCGACAGCGAGAACCCGGGCGTCTGCACGGGGTGCCCGCACTTTGGGAAGATCACCAACCCGCTCATGCTGGGCCGGGAGCTGGCGACCGACAACGCCCCCAAGGAAGTTGTTATCGAGCAGCATAGTGACTCGGTATCCAAGTCCCCAGACCAGATCAGGGTGACGCGTGCCAAGCCCCCACGCGGCTTCTCCTATGGGAAGAACGGTGGCGTATACCGTGAGGCGGAGGTGCAGGACGAAGAGGGCAGCACGATTAAGAAACAGGTTCTGGTATTGCCCTATGACCTGTTTGCCGTCGATCTCCTGAACGTGCAGGGGGAGCACATGGTGCACATGCTGGCCACGCGGCCCGATGGTGCAGTCAACATCACCCTGCCGCAGAAGGCTGTGGTGAGCAAGGACGATACGGTCAAAGCGCTGGCTTCCCAGAACATCATCGCGGCTTACGGCTCGGGCAACGACAAGAACCTGTTCGACTACGTTAGGGGTTGTGTAGAAGATATTTCTACAAACAAGCATGCGATAGCCGTGCCCAGCAGCTACGGCTGGCAACCGGATGGTGGCTTCGTTGCGGGGGGCAAGGTCTTCCTGCTCGACGGCACTGTGCGGCAGATACCGATGCCGGGGCTGGAGAACCTGACGCATGCCTGCCGTAGCCGGGGGGACTTGGAGGCGTGGCGCAAGTACGTCAACATCTTCGTGTCACGCAAGCTGTGGGACATTCTGGCGATCGGGGCCGGGGTTGGCTTCGGCTCTCCCTTGATGGAGTTCTCCGGGCTTGATGGGCTGACCTTCCACGCGGGCTCCACGCAGTCGGGCACCGGCAAGACCCAGATACTGCAGATGGCCGCATCGATCTGGGGGCACCCGAGAGACTACTGCGTCAACAAGAGCACGTCAGCTGTTGCGATGCAGCAACGGGCCGGGCTGCTGCGCAACCTCCCGCTGATCAGCGACGAGATCACCAGCAAGAACCGGCGCGACATGGAGTGGTTTCCAGAGTTTGTTTTTGAGATAGCAGAGGGCCGCGCCAAGGAGCGCATGGAGTCCGGGGCGAACAAGGAACGCCTGAACACTTCAGTCTGGGCGCTGCTGGCGATCGTCTCGTCCAACACTCACGTCATGGACTACATGACCGGGGGGCGCAAGCACTCCTCCGAGGGGGAGATTCGCCGGATGCTGGAGTGGACCACCACGGAGTCGCTGACGTGGGACATCCACGAGGTCGAGGTGATCAAGTCGCTGCGCCAGAACTACGGCCACGCGGGAGACATCTACGGCAAGTGGCTCGCGCTCAACCGCGCCACGGCGATGTCGGTCTACCAGCAGGTCTATGCCAAGATTCGCGACGAGTTTCAGATGTCGAACGACGAGCGCTACTGGCACGCTGCCGTTGCCGCTTGTCTGGCGGGGTGCATCCTTGCCGGATCGCAGTATTCAGGCGTGGTGGACATGCCGATCCAGCCTTTGATCGACAGCATGAAGCGTCTGGTGGAGAAGGCCCGGGGCACGGTTCGGGCCAACGTGCGCAGCGCAGAGGATGTGCTGAACGCCTACATCCGGGAGCACTACGGCAAGTTCATCAGCGTGCGCGTGACCAACGACGGCACGATCGAGGCGACCTACGCCAACTCCCAGATCACTGACGAGTCCCTTACCCGGACACAGGTGTTTGGGCGTGTAGAGCGCCACATCACCCCCGGTTTCGTAAACTTCTTTATAGAAGAGGCACTACTGAAGAACTACTGCTCCAGTATGAGCTTCGGCTACGCCGATCTGCGGCGCGACTTGGAGAAGCTATACCGGGTTGACTACGTGAAGAAGGACATGTTGGCCAAGACCAAGGGCCCTCAGATGCGCGTCAACGCGCTGAAGATCAGCCGTCCCGAGTCCGACGTGTTTGAGATGAACATCGATGCGCCTCAAAGTCCACTACCCGTGGCCTAGTGTGCCGGAAGGGGGCAGCTTCTTCGTCCCCTCGCTGGCCCCGTTCAAAACAAAAGAAGCAGGACTGAAGGCTGCGCTACATCACCGCGTGGCGGCTAAGGCAACCTTCGGCCTGCTGAACGGTCAGCACGGCGTGCTGTTTACGCGGCCTCGCGCAGTGCGTCGCGGTAAGCCTTTGCAGTCTCAATCTTCTGACGCCTGATCTCGTCCAGTTTCTCCCGCTTCTCTGAGGGCAACATCTCTTCGTCGGCACGAATAGCCTTCTCATAGTCCGTCAGCTGCTTCATCGCGTCCTTGAAGTTAGGCTCACTGTCAGCCAGCATGATGCGGTCGATGTTCGCGTTGAGATACGCCTCAGCCTTGTCCTCACGCTTTTCTTCCAACAGCTTGGTATACGTGTTCTTTGCCTGAACAGCTTCTTCCATTTTCTCGTATACGCGATCGATGACGGCCCCGGCGTCGGTAGGCTGGAACATGCCGCCAACTAACGGATACTTGGAAGGCTTCATCGACGCCGACGGCGGGTTATCTCCGGCCAGCAGCGGGTTGGCAAGCGACACTAAGGACAGCAACGTGCCGGAGCCAATATCCTTGATGAATTGATCGATGCGTGCGGGGGAGATATTGGCCCCCGCGCCCAGCATCTTGGCCAGCTCGGTGGTGCCTTCCTTATACCTCTCAGCAGGATCAAGCTTCTGCATGGCGGGAGTCTCGACATTAGCGCCCGTGAACAAATCAACGCCCGTTGCCTGACTGATTATTGGTTTGGCGATCTGGGGCATAAAGTAGCTACCCGCTCCCGGTATGGAGTTAGCCGCCATCTTGGCAAGCGCCTTGCCTACTGGAGCAAAATCTTCTTTGGAGAACGCAGCGTGGTAAATAGCTTCGGGGATTGCTTTAAACAGCAGTCCGTATTCAAACGGAATCGGAATTTTCAGCGGCGCGTCAACACCCGGGATGCGCACAAACCAGTTGGCCAGTCGTGCTTCGGGGGAGGCATTCTGATACGCCTCATCATCTTGCATCATCGCAGCATACGCAAGCGTCATAGCGCCAAGAGTGAGACCACGACGAATAAATTTATCTTGAATTTTTAACCGGTCGTTCATCGGCATGCGCCCAGACATGGCGCGGTACATGATGCTCAAACCTTGGAGCTGAGTAGCAAAGAAAGGATACATCGTGTTGGCAATGTAAATCATCGGGGACGTACCCTTGCGGTTGTAGTCCATGATCTCATTGGTTGCCACCCAAGCACGCACAGGGTTTAGCTTTTGCTTAATGAAGCTGTCGTACGCTGTTGCGCGGATGGCCGTGTCCGACAGCATGCTCGTGGCTTCCAACCACGCAAGCGCAGTGTTCCACGTAGTTTTTCCACTGGAGATAGAACGAAGAATTTTTGCCATTTCTTCGTTACCGGATATTCCCGACAGCAGCTGGCCACCGCCAAGCCCCTCACGCTGTAGCTTTTCAACCGTCTCACTTTTTTTACTTACCGCTTTAGCCAAATTTTTGATCGGATCAAGGATAGGCGTGAAATCAGCGCCGGAAGTACCCCACGCGGACAGGGACTCGCGAATTATTGAACGGATCGGGTATATTGGGCTCAAGACAATAAAATGGCGCAGTAGCTTGGCAGGTAACCCAAGCAGCCGCAGCGTGGGCGGAAAGGTAGTTTTAATACCCTCCATACCTTTCACCAGCAACTCAGCCGGAATCTCCTCGAAGATCGTGCCTTCCGTCTTTACTTTTATGTATACGTCTTCGCCGTCTAGTTTAAAGCGCAATATGTTCGGGCCTGCAGAACCCATGCCCTTAAATATCGTGTTTTTCTGGTCGGGTTTTTTCTTGCTGGTGTAGGTCTCTGTCATACCAAGTTTGGACAGCAGCATCGCTGTGTCTTTAGTCGCCAAATTGCGCAGAGCCATATCTGTAAGCATGCGAGTGTTTTGCACCGCGCTTTGAAAAATAGGCAGTATGCGCTGATCTCCACCAACAAGTTCGTGTAGATACGGTTGGTCTTTTATGTTGCCTATGCTAATAGGCGTAGAACCGTCGTCAAACACAAGCTCAAACTCGCCGTTTTTTTCCCGGTAAAACGGAATAAAGTCTTTCTTTGCTTTTAATACAGCTGCCAGTTCTTTGCTAAGCGCTCCTGCTTGGACAGCAAAGTTTATAAGGCCCTCGTTATACGCATTGTAAATACGCCGGGCTTCCTCAAACGCATCGGATACTTTTTTGTTTGACGCAATTTCTTTTTCAAACTTTGTCAGCTTTTCTTCCGTAACTAACAAGTTCCCGTTTTTGTCTTTACGGTAGCTCAACTTGGCAATGCCAACGCCTTCGTTCTTGATGCGCTTCGACGCCAGAAACAACGTAAACAGCGAGTCGTATTGTTCTGGAGTAAAACCTGATTTATCCAACGAAGCAAATACTTTAAGCAACGTCGGGACGTCTTTGCCTTCTTTTCTTGTAACCTGCCAGTACTTCTCGCCATCTTGTTCTTTATACACAAGCTCACGCGGTCCGTTTTGCACGGTGTCCAGTGTATGGTTGGTAACCTTGCCGTGCTGTGACAAGGTGTAGATGTTCTGCACCGCTTCCATATCGGAGATAAGGCCCTTCTTCACCCCAATTTCCGCAGCCATCTTTACTGGAGCTTTGCTATCAAACGCAGTTGTCGCTGCAATACCAAGCAACTTAGCTTTGGTTTGGTCCTGCCAGCGCTTACCGTCGCTTCCAACCAACGCGTTCGTGAGTTCCCACGCGTCGTCCGACATACCTTCGGGTTTAGAGGTAGCGCTTCTAAATACGATCTGCCCGTCAGGTGACTTGTAAATGCCCAAGCGACCACGCGACAGCGCTCGCTCAGCGTCATTGAGAATCTTCTGGATTGCCTTGGTGTCTGCCTTGGCCAAGTTGCTGAGCCCCGCGTTGCGGAAGAATCCACGCACCTTGGAGATCACGTCACGGATGAACGTCTTGACCTTCTCTGCAAAACGTGGTGCAACACGACGCCCCTCGGCAGCGTGGGCAATCATCTCACGAACAAGAACGGTCATAACCTGTTCGTTTGGCTTGGTCGGCATGGCCATGCGAGCCGTGGTGACATCCGGGAATAAACCCAGACCCGTGGCCACCTCGGCAATGTGGTCCAGACCCTTCTTGGTCATGTCGGCAACCATCGCCTTCATGCCCTCGGGGCCCAGCACCATGTCGGCACCGTAGTGGCCGATCAGTTCATGCGCGATGGTCTCTTCAACGTCTTTGGGAGAGCTGTGCGCTTCACCAATAACGACGACACGGCCATCCGGCATGACTGCGCCCTTGGCAGCTTTACGCCCAGATGCAGCAACAGCTTCTTGAAAAGCAGCGGGGGCGTCGGCCAGCGTGGGGGCGTATATGAAGTCCACGCCCTCCGGCAGCGCAGCTTTTACCCGATCGGCTATCGCCTGTGCTTCGGCAAGATCAACCCCGGTGTCTGCGTCCGTGGCGTCGCGGAAGTCAACGCCGTCGTCCGCTGCGCGGCGCTGCTGGCCCAAACCAGCTTGATCTACGGTGTCACGGTCCGTGGTGAACTCCGGGGTGTATCCCGGAAGCCCAGTCTTTAGTGGCGCGGGGGTGCGCTTGCCTTGGCGGTTTTCTGCAAATATCGTTTCACGCACGACGCGGGCTTGAAGAGCCTCTGACTTTTTAGCATTGCTTGATATACCGAATCCCGCGTCACTCAGCGTCTTGGTCATTTTTGCCAACGTCTCTGCGCCACGACCTAACAGCGCCCGCACTTCTTTTGCGCGTTCAAGAGCTTTCTTAGCGCTGAGAAGTTCAGCTTCTCTTTGCCTAACTTTTCCCGCTTCTGCCCATGCTTTACTTGACGCCGTTTCGCCAAAACTGGCAACCTCAGCCGCCCCTTTCTTGGCGCTTTCCAAAGTCTCCGTAGTTTTTTCTACATCGGCGGTGCGGGCTTTTACATTTTCATTTGTACCAAGTCTACGATCCTCGATAGCTTTCGTTACCTTGGCTGCAAGCGCAGCCCGCTGACGACGCAACTTTAACAGTATTTCTTCTTGCGCAGCCTCCTTAGCACGCTCCTTTGCGGTTGTACCAGTTTCAATATCCGTTTGCCCCGCCTCTATTTCGGATAAATCCGACGGGCCTTCCAGCGACTTTTGTTGGTAAACAACCCCGATAGTTCGTTTAAGTTCTTTAATGCGCCTACGCAGCGCTGCAGCAGGGCGTTTCTTCGGGTCTAGTTTACGTAGCTGGTCTTCAAGGTCTGTGACTTCCTGTTCTTCTTTAAGCGTAAGCGTCTTCTTTGGGACACCGCGCAAACCTTCAGACCCTTTAATACTTCCTTGTGCGATGTCCGCCAGAATATCTTCTACACGCCTAGTTTCAGCAACCTGTGCTTCTTTCGTGCGCTGCATGCTGGCGGCTACGGCATCGAGAGACTTCAATACTCGCGCCCGTAAAGCTTTTACGCGTTGCTCTTGGGCAATTGATGCTTCTTTTTTTTGCAACGCCTTCAGCTGTTCTTTAAACGGCTTCAAATCTGCTTTGGCCTTCTGCAGTACCGCGTTTTCTTTTCGCAGCTTCTGCCTAAAACTTTCTAAGGAAACCACTTTCCTATACGCGTTTGCATACCTAATATTGATCCGCGCTTCAGTCTTTAGCTTGGCAATATCAGCATCTGACAACCCCGCCGCAAACTCCATGTCTGCAAGCAACTCCAAATCCTGACGAGCATACCCTCGCCCTTTCAGCGTGTCGGAAAAGTCTTCAGCTAAAATGTCATCAATACGTTTAATCTCTGCGTCTATTGTTTCTTCAGCCTCGGCCACAAACGCTTCTTGCGTCTCAACACGCTCGCGTATATTTGTCATCGCGTCGCGATCGGCTTGTTCTTCTGGAGTAACTTTTTTAGCGGGGGGGCGGCTGTCTTCAGGAGTAATGACCTGACCTGCAGGCACAAACTGCTTGGGTTTTTGTTTTTCCTGTAAAGCTGCAGTAGCTTTTTCTCTCTTATCAGCGGTAGCTACTTCAGCCTGTGTTTTTGTAATCAGAGCGTTTACCGCATTAAGTTGAGCGTCCAACCCACGCAAATATTGTTTTGTCTCACCGCTTAACTGAACGCTCGTAAGTTTGCTCAAGCTATCAAAGCTTTTAAGCTTGATTTTTGATTTTTGCGATTCTTTAAGAACCTGACGGGTAAGCCGATCACGTTGCTCCGGTTCGAGCCCGTCTGCGTACTCTATGTTTGCTAAAACAGATTCAGCCAATGGAGCCAAACGCTCGGCCTCTGCATCCGCTTTGGCTTTGGCAATTTCATTCTCCAGCTTGTCTTTCAGGGTGACAAGACTTGCCAGCCGCTCTTTAGCGTTGCGCTTGCTAACTTCCTTCTGCTCCGCCCGCAGCTTTTGCCGGATGTCTGCCATAAGCGCACGACGTTCCAGCCTGCGCTTTTTCTTTTCTTTCTCCGTAGCTACTTTCTGCAGCAGCGCTTTGGTTTCTTCCAGCTTCGCCTGCTTCTTGCTCTCCACAGTCGCGGTGCGTTTCTCCACGGCTTGCTTCTTCTTGGTGACCTCTGTCACCGACCCCGGGAACATTTCCCGCTGTTTGCCGCTAAGGTCAGGCTCCGGCGCTTCTTCCGGCACCGCTGCCGCTTGCTGCGCGTCGTAGCGATCCGACAACACCGCTGCGGACTGCTGCGTAAGCCCGAACGGGCCCTTCTGCTTCTTCGGCTTCTCCCGTTTGTATTTCTCAACCGCCCGCAGGATCAAACGATCGACGCCTTGCTGCAGCCGAGCCAATTCACCGGTTTTAGTGTCGGTAATGGTCATGCCGCGATCGATAGCGCCTTGTTTTACACCTAGCTTATCCCGCAGCTCGTTTTGCAAAGCCCCCTCGGGTTCTCCCGGCTTGGCATTCTTGGTTATCCGGCTCAACCACAGCTTCACTTCCTGCTCAAGACGTTCCTGCGCGGGTATCGACATCTGCACGCCCGTCTGCTCAACGCGCTTGGCCGCTTCCATTTTGGCCAGCAGTGCAATCTGCTCAGCACGCAGCTCCGCTGCACGGCGGGATACATCCCCTACGTTGTCGCCTTTACGCAGAGAGTCAATCTCGTTGCCCCAGTTAAACATCTGATCACTGCGCTGCTCCGCAAACTTGCTAATATCCGTGGCGCGTTTGAGTGCGGCTGCTTTTTTCTTTTCTTGCTGCTCGGCTGAAACCTCCCCCTTCCCAGTGGTCGCCTCCAATACACCCAACAACCCTGATTCTGCTGGAGATAGCCCAGTTTTCTGCACAGTACTCTGCGCCGCAAGCTGCAGGCGTTTCAACTCCCCGATCGTGGCTTCCACCCCCATGAGGCGCTGCCCGTCTTCAGTAAGCATCCCGTTTTTAACCAGCTCTTTGTCCGGAAACTCCGTTATGCGTGCTTGGTTAAGCTCACGTAGACGCGTCTCGATTACTTGAAGCGCCTGTGCAGCTTGATCCGGCTTGGACAGGTCGAAGCTTGCGCGGGAGAGGCCCAGCAAAGACGCAACCTTCCCGGTTATTTTTCCCGAGTCAATTACTTTCTGCAGCTTGTCTAAGCGCTCCTGCATGGTGTCAAGATTGCCGACCTTGATCCCGCGCCCGAAGAGGATCGCTTTAAGCGGTTGCGTTCTGGAAAAGCTCTCCGCCCGCCCGCCGACCTGATCGATATCGGCCAACTCCTCTTGCTGGCGTTTGTACTCCTCGTAACGCCGCACTTTATCTTGCTGCGCGGCGTCCAGCTGGTCCATGATCTCGTCCGCAAACAGGGTGTCTTGCTTCGGCTGCTGTTGAACCTGCGCCTGCGGGTTGCGCTCATCGAAGTCGATGTTTGTGCGGTCTGTGGCGGTGAGCATATCCAGCTCAGGCACACCAGCGAGAAGGTCCCCGCTCTGCGCCAAATCCTGCTTGAGTTTAACCACCTGCTTAGTAAGCTGACTAACTGCGGCTATATCGCCCTCTGTCTTGGCTTTCTCCATCTGCTTGTTCAGCGCTTTGAGCTTCTTCTCTGCTTGCTCACGCGACGAGCTGGGAGGTGCCTGCTTGATCAGCGCATCCACACGCACCAATTCCCGCGCAAGCGCTTCGTCTTTTTTGAGTATCGCGTCTATACCGTCGGAATCTTTTCCCGCCAGCGCGTTAGCCTGATCAGTGAGCGCATCCCTAGCATCTAACAGCTGCTGCCGACGCTGCGCCAACGCTTCCGGGTCATTTAGTTCACTCTGCAGCCGTTGCATGTCGTTGCGCAGCTGCGAGGCCCGTTGTGTATCGCCGTTAGCCTCAGCCTCTTGCATCTGTTTGTAGAGCTGCTGCATGTTGCCCGCCACCGGCAGAGGTGTTGCCTCTCCACCAAACAGACGCCCTTGACCCTCGGGGGCGTACCCGGCCTCAACCGTGGCCTGCCGCTGCTGTTGGAGAGCTTGTTTTTGCTGCTCCGCAACAAAGGCCTGTTGCTGCGCAATTTGTGCTGCTCGCGCATCGCGTTGGTTACTCAGCTCCTGCAACTTGTCCCGTGCCGCGCTGCGACCAGAAATACCACCGGCAACGCCAAACACAGCGCCCGGGCCAGCCACGCCTACAGCCGTCGCCTCGTATTCTTTGCGGGCGTCTTCATCGAACAGGTTGAGCCCTGCTTGTGCCCTCTCCAAAACAGCTTGTGCAATCTCCGTCGGCATCTCGACCGCGACACCCTTCGCAGCGCCCGTCGCCCCGGTGCGCAGCAAGCTTGCCTGCGCGGTGCGGGCCAGCACCTCTTCTGCTTTTTTGATGCCTACTTTCTCAGCAATACCTTCCAGAGTCTTGGTGAGGGTAGCGCCCATGCCCAGCTTGCCCAGCACAAACAGCGTGCTGATCGCATCCACCCCGGCTTGAGGCACCGCTGCTGCCGTCGCGATGCCGTAGTCCAGCGCTTCTTTTTTACCCGCTTTCTCTTGCTCGTCGGCCTGCCGCTTGACGTTGGAGCCGATGAAGCCCGGGATGCTTGCGCCGAGAGCGCCCAGTGCGCCACCAACCAGAGGTGCAACAGGGGCTGCTGGGCCAAGGAAGGGTGATGCCAGCGCACCCGCTCCAGCGCCAAGCCGCGCTCCAGCTATCGTAGCGCCCATCTGCGGTAACGACTCACCTAGCTGCCCACGCCACATGCGCATGAGCTGGCTCAACCCACCGCGCTGTTCTTCCTTCTCGCCACCAAACACGCCGTATTTGGCAGCGGCTTCCTTTACCTCTTCATAGTTTGGCGTCTTCGATGTTTCCATCTGCCGCGCCTGATCTTGTGCGATCATGCGGCGGGTTTGATCGTCTGACATGCCGAGGAGCGGTGCCGCAGCTGTCGCCACGTTGGAGGCCAGCCCCATCGCTCCCGATTTGATGCTGGGGATCAGACCTTCCTCGGCCTTGCGAGTGTCAGCGAACTCTTTGGGAAACTTGCTTTTGGCGAGATCAAGCGCCTCTTCGTCAGACAGACCTTCAGGGACTTTGATCAGCTTACCGCTGAGAGCACGAATGAACGGCATGGACAGTCCTCTTACTTTGTTGCGTCGAAGTAGCTACCTGCAGCAGCGTCGGGGATTTGAATGCTTGTTGGCGCTGCTGAGGCAAAAGAGTAACCCTCCGGTGATAGAGACGTAAGCTCCTCTTGGTATGCACGGTTCTGTAGTTCCGCCACGCCCACTCCGGGGTTCTTCTTCTTGTAGTCCATCAGCCATTGCATATTCTTAAAGTTTTTGGCTACGTTGTCTTTTGCTTTGTCCTTGATAGCCGATTCTTGAGCAGACGTTAAACGTCCTTTACCCTCTGCCCGAGCCATTCCGGTATCACGAAGCATAGCCGTATGCGCCGCCTGCGCTTTCTCCGTAGCCCGGTTGTGGCGCTGCTGCTCGGTTAGTTGTGTGCCTTGTAGTGCAACCATTGCCTCGCGATACACCGTCTGCGCAGCCAGCTCCGCCGCCTTTATCTTCCGATCCTGCGACTGGCCCATCAACTTGGAGCCCAGCTCGAAGTCACCCTGTTTGAAGGCCAAGTCCGCCTTGGCCATATCCATCCGTGACTTGTCCAAGTCTTTTTCAAACCCGCGCTTCTCCTTGCCGTATGCAGCTCCGGTCTCACCAGCGGCACCGAAGGCGGCACCAAGCGATTCGATACCCCCTCGACCGCGTTTACCCAGTTCAGCGGCAGCACGCAAGGCAGCTACGCCACGCGATTCGTCCCGCAGTGCAGCAAGACCTGTCTCGCCCTTTGTCTGCGACTCCTGCTCCGCTCTGCGCAGTGCTTCACGTTCGGACTTCGTATAGGTGCCCGCCTGCTCAGCGAACCGCTTGAGCATGTCCTCATCGGATTCTTGCGCAGCACGAGACAACCCCGGGGCCATTCCCTGAACCGACGACGGGCCGTCTGCGGCAGCATCCGGTTCGCCACCTGAAGACGGTATCAGTGCAGCGATACCCGGTTTGCTGACAGGAGCGCGTGGAGCGTTATTACGTGGGGCGTTTCTACCCTGCGCCGGAGTAGCCGCAACGTCTGCAGCCGTAGGCTCGGGTAAACCCCCTTGAACATCCATATTCCCCTCCCCGGGGATAACTCGCAGCCCAGTCGAAGACTCTTGAAACAAAGAGGCGGGGTCTTGTTCCGGGGGCGGGCCCATCGGATACCCAAACTCGGGATAGGGCAGGGGCTTACCCGCCTTCGCCGCAATTTCATTCTGTTTCTGGCGTGTAATACGTTCGGCCCGTTGCATGGGGTTAAGCGTGGCGGGCTCTCCGGTCAAGTATCGACCTGTCCTGCCGCCAACCTGATACCGACGTATTTCTCCGCCCTCAAACATCGCGACGGGCTCTTCTTCACCGGCAATCCCACCATCTGGGATGTCCATGTTTTCAACCGGAACGGCTTCAAGGCCAGCCTGTGCAACTTGTTGCTGCAAGACGGACGGCTGGTTCGCTTCAGACTGCGCAGCCATGCCGTCTTGCGCAACTTGTGTTTTCTTCTTGAGGGTGTGCGCCAGCATGGCCGAGGTCACATCCACCGGCCCCGGTTCCCCGCGCATAATTGCTTCGAGGCGAGCCATTGGCATCGTAAGCGCAAGTTCGTATTGCTGCTGCGGAGAGGTACCACCAACGATACCACCAACGGCGTAGCCCTTAATTTCACCGCCATCCTTAGCACCAAACAGCTTGGACGTGCCATACGCGCCCAGACCAAGTGAGGCTATTTGATTTGCGGCGGTTGCTGGGGCCTGATACTGATACATCGTCTGGTTCGGGCTCACGGGGACACCACGGAGGAGTGAACTGTAGAACTGAAGCTGTGACTGCGGGAACGTCTGCTGCTGCATGAAGTCTTCGTAACGCCTGTTGAGGACGTCCTGCGACTGCGCTTGCTGCGTTGCACCAGCCGCTTGTTGAGCCTGAGCTGCAGCTGCCTGTTGACCAAACGCCGTCTGACCCAGTTGACCGAACTGCTGGCCCATCTGGCCAGCCAGCCCCAGACCTTGAAGCCCAAGCTGGGAGCCAAACTGCAGGTTCTTGTTGGCTTGTTCAAACGCTCGTTGTGAGCCTTGGGCTTGAATGTCGCCAAGCGTGTTCTGCAGGTTGCGCTGGGCTTCCGACTCCACGATCGCCTGACGAGAACCACCAAAGGCCCCTGCGCGGGATGCCGCCGCTTGTTGACCCGGGAGCTGCCGACCGTAGTCGTCAACGGCTTGCGTCTTCTGAAAGTCCACCACGTTCTGCATGTAGGGCGACATGTAGGCTTGCATGGAGCCGGGGGACGTTGCCTGCTGTGCGTAGTTCTGACCTGCGCCAAGAGCACCAAGCCCAGCCGCGCCTGTCATTCCAGCAGCTGGTGCGTTTAGCGCAGAAGGGCCGAGGCCCTGAACCCCCTGAAACCCCTGCTGCTGCAACGGGCTGAACCCCGCAGTTCGCTCCCCACCATACGGCTGGTACTGCACTTGCGAGGCCGTTTGGCCGCGCTGCATGAGGTCCTCAAAATAAGGACGTGCATACTCCGGCAGGTTGCTCTGGTTTACCTGCGAAGTGGTTGGTGCCGGTGATCCGCCGCCGCCTTTACCCATTGCTATCTCCTAGTGGTAACTCACAGGTTACCCATCGAAAGTTATTGCCGTCACCGGCGAAGATTTTGGCCCAGCCTTTGCGCCCTGTGAATTCAATGGCGTCGCACTGCGTATCCGTAGCCCAGCGGCGCAGTATCGCCAGCATGGGTTCTTTCCATCGTTCAAGCTCTTCACCCCCACAAAAGTGCATATTCAGCACCCGCTTGTTGGGGTATTCAGTGAACCCGGTCACCACAGCGCCATAGTAGGTCGGACCGTCGTCGAAGGCAACCCACAGGTGATGATCATCCCGCTGTGTTACAAGGTCAAAAATGTCCTCGTCGTGGAACCGCCCGTGAGTCTGCTTCGCCGCCATCTCCATGTAGGGCTTAACATACTCCCAGCAGCTATGGACGTGCCCCGGTGGCACCATACTTACTTTCATGCGGCACGGCGCTTCGCGTCTTGCTCGGCTTGGCGCATCAGGGCATACAACCGCTTCGCCCCGCCAGCCTGTTTGACACGTTTCCTCGGTACATAAGCTTCGCCGTTGGACACTTTGGCAGGCCGCACCCCGTCGATCGTCGTTGGAATAGAGTCGCTGGTACCAGTTCCCGGGCCCCTGATGGGGATCGCCCCAAGACCGGCAGCAGCTTCACGTTGCCCACCCATGCCATCCACCGCCTTCTTGGTGAGAACGAAACCGCCATCCTCGAGCTCCGGCACGGAGTGCATCTCACCACCCTTGGCAGCATAGGTTGGCTGCAGGGTGCCGTAGTCAGTGAAAAGGTTACGCTCGGGGTCGTAGGGCCGACGGACAGGGCCGGAGAGTCTGGCTGTTGAACGCGGTTCCTGCGGCATCTCGGGGAGTCCGGGCTGGTCAAACGCACCTACCATGCCAAGAGCGCCAAGACCCGCAGCACCCTTGCTCATGCCGGTTGGGAACTGCTGGCCGAGGGCATCCGTGAAGGATGGTTTGGAGTAGGTTTCCATCCCCGGGCTGCGAGCACCAATAGCCCCGTCAATAGCGTATGGATCGACGGCTGTGGCGGCAGGTTGGGCCAAAGTAGGCACACTGGCCAAATTCGGGTTTGTGGACATTGCGTTGGTGATGCCAGATGTGCGGGCGGCGGATTCAGCTGCGTTCAACGCTTCAATCTGGGAGGCGTTACCCCCCGAGAGCCCGACATCAGCCATCCCAGCACCAGCAGCCTCAGTACCCCCAAACAACCCTGACTGCATACCCGCACCCATACCGCCGCCGACGCCGTAGCCACCAAGCCCACCCATCAACGCACCCTGTAACCGGTTCTCTTTGTTGGTTAGCGCCCCTGTCGCGGCTCCAGCCAGAGCCCCTGTTTGTGCGGCAGTCAACCCCATAAGTCCTGCTGTACCAGCAGCACCAGTAACAGCACCCGCAGCAGCAGCACCCGGAGCAGCAGCTAAAGCAGCGCCACCCGTAAAATAGACCGCAGCCGCAGCCGCGATAGCGGGGAGGATGTTCTTCAGGAACCCAGCCTCTGCAAGTCCGGTATGTGGGTTGATGGTCAAAGAGCCGCCGTGAGCGAGCGCAATAGCTTGAAGACCTCGCACCTCGCCGGGGGTCATGTGAACAAGCATTTTGTCTTCGCCACGACCGAGGGCGGCAAGTCCGGCAGCAGTTCGTTTCATAGGTAAACCCTCAAGATTTTTAACATATTATCACGCGTAGATACTCGAAACCACATCCGAAACCCGGGTGGCAGTTAGGATCACCGAAGGCACAGCTGGACGGGTTGGGCTTGTGCCTGCAACGTAGTGTTCGATCCGAGCGTCAACGCTTGTGGTATTCCACATCAGCTGGATGTAGTCGGCAGCTTGAACGGTAACCAAGAAATTCAGAGCCGCAACGATGTGGTACGGATCACCGACTCCTTTTCTGGCGGCAAGGCCAAACCGGCTGTTTGAGTTGGCGATGTCCGTCCCGTTCTTCCGGAACCAGATGTCAATGTCCTGCGGAGCAGTTGATAGGCTAGACAGTTGTATGCTGAACTGAATGTTGTATACCCCGGCATCTGCAAAGGTAAGCTGCGAGGAACTTGCAATCGATACCCCCTGCGAGATATCAGTGGTGTTCAGCGTTATTGCATAGGCCACCGTGGTGCTGACAGCGGTCTGATCCGTGGTGTCGTAGAACGACCCGTAGGAAAACGTCAGGTAGTCTCCACCTTTCGGGCCAAATACCGCCTGCAACGCATTGTCCAGCGTGTTGAAGTAGACCCGAAGCTCCCGGTAGGTCTGGTCGTAGTAACGCGCCTCATACTCCTGCGGCGCATTGATTAGGTTTGGAGCCTTGGTGGCGCGGAGGACAGCCATTACTTGCGACCGTCAGGGCGAATATCTACACGCGGCACACCCAGTTGCCATGCCACACCCTGCTCCGTTGACCTGATCTCAAACGACATCTGACGGCCCCGCACCCTCGTGTAGACCTGACCCGTGTATTGCTGCACGGCGTATACCCGCTCTGTGTTGTAACTCTGGGCGCTGGTGACATCCGGCGAGCTTGGTGTTCCATATGCCGAGCCTGAGAACTGCCGGGGTTTGCATACCATCGTCACTGCGGGGTAGTTCGGTGCCGGAGTTGTAGAGCCGTCGAACGTCAGGTCGGGGATAATCCGCCAGACAAACCCAAAGTTGTGGCCATCACCAATGTCAAAGTCCGAAGAACTGACATACGCCTCAATCGGGACGGCGGTGGGGGTAGTCAAGTCATCGTTGCCAGACTCGTGGAACATAACCTGATTAGGTATCACCAACCCTGCCGTTGAGTAGGCAACATGGGAGGCAGCGGTAGTGCTGTTTAAACCGCGAGTACAGCCGCTTAAAGCCGTGGTCGTCCGGCTGGTGTAAGAGATTTGCTCGCTATCAATGAGCACAACACCAACGTATGGGTAGGAGGCGCAGTCAATGACGTTCAGCGTGGTATCCGTGGATAGAGCTGCGGCGGACAGGTAGGTCGTCCGGACACTGAACGAAGCCATCGGGCGCTGACGCAGGGGAGAGTCCAGCCACGCTGCTCGGTTCATTAGGCCGTAATACCACGCGTTGTCGAGGTAGTTGTAGATGACGTAACTATCATTCACATTGCTGCCAGCGGAAGGGTAGTGCCACCAGACCTCACTGTATTGCTCGTTGCCACCGGCAATCACCTGAAAGCTCTGGTCGAAGTTGAAGTTGTCAAAGACGTATTGCCGCACTGTGCAGGGGAGCGTTTGGACACGACCGTCGTACATATAGAACTTGTCCACACCCATCCAGAACATCAGGTTGCTCGCGCCCACTACTGCGTTGGGGGAAGCAATTGATATCCCATCCATTAGCAGGTTCACACCCCAGACATAGGGTGGCCCAAGATACTGCATGGAGTAGATGGCACTGTCAGACCAGACCACAAACTCCTGCCGACCATGCCTTCCCGTGACCAACTGGGAGCCGTGCGAGAAGCGAAGCTCACCAGCCTGATTGTCCGCAGCAGGAACCCACTGGTAGATGTTCTCTTGGTCAGACCAGCGCACCAACATAGGGTCAAAAGTTGTCTCAGCGTCCAATGGATCATATGGGTTAGCGCCGATACAAATACCAAAACGCTGAACACCGGAAGTATGAATCTCGTAAACCCTGTTGGGGACAAACGTACCGCCGTAACCTGCTGCGGTAGCAAGACTCTCCAGCGTTACCGCCCGAGGCGGTGCGGTAGTTGTATCCGCAGCCCAGTAGTAGATAGCGCCTTCCCGGATAGCTGATATCAAGTCCTGCCCGTAGTTATCGAGCGACCACAGACGTAGCTGAGTTGTTTCTTGAACAATGGCAGTCCCGGAATACTCTTCGCCCCAGCCATCTCGACTCCACGGGCCGGTGCCCCAGCCTGTGCCAACCGATGCAACCGAGTTGCCGGAGTTCACCTGATAGGCGGCGCTCACTACAGCACCACCACCAGAACCAGTTGCGGCGGCGGCGGTCGGGAGGATGATCTGGTAGCTGTTCGCATTAACAACAACGACCACCTCAAACTCAGCGTTGAAGGCGGTGTAGTTTGCCCCGGTTGCGCCAGAGAACGTCACATAAGTGCCGACGGTTACGCCGTGCGCGGTGTCTGTTACGACTGCCAGCTTGGAGCCGTTGGTTATAGCAAATGGGTTGTTGTTGATCGTGCTGGTGTCCCGGATCGGGGTGATGTCATAGTAAGCCCCGCCATTCTCGACGTAGAGCTTCTGTTCCGTCCCCAGAGCCAGCAGGTTGCTACTGTTCAGTGTGATCCAGTTCCACAGGTTACGGCACACACCTTTAAACGTGTTGGCCGTGCCCGACACGAAAGCCGCGAAGTTCTGCCAGCCACCGATCTTCTCCGGGAACCCAGAGCGGAAGCGAATCTTGTCCCCGTCGTACCAACCCCCCTCACCGGCGTAGTTGGTGTTCTCTCTGTTGATCCCGGGCTTGAACTGGAGTTTGGATAATGGCACGTTTAAACTCTCACGAGAAAGGGCGGACGCCCTGCTTGTCGATAATCAACCGGGAATTGCGCGGTTGGGCTCCTTCAAGGCTCGGCACCGAGATATGCGTCCATGAATCAAACTCAAGGATGATCTGGTCGAACGGGACTTCCGCCTTGATACAAGCCTCCACAACCTCGCGGGGCTTCATGCCCGGCACCCGGATATCGGCAGCACATCCAATCCGGTGCTGGCTGCTGTCTTTGGAACCTACGGAGTCGTTCACCTTCTTCGACCGGAAGCCGGAATTGATCATGATCGGCTTGCCCCCCAAGGCCGTCTTAACCTGTTGCAAAAGGATAGCCAATCGATTCAGGTTCGCCGTTTCCTGCTCGTTGGGGGTGTTGTCCCATCCGTTGCGATCCGCAGCCTCTGAGCGCGTCAGTTCCTCAAGAGAGAAGTTTGCCGTCAGTTGGGTCATTTCTTGTCCTTCTCCTTGCTACCAATCGAAGAGCCAAGCCAGAAGTTCAGCATCGTTGCAATCACGGTTCCAAGCAGGAAGCCGAGGATGGTGTCTGCGAACCTTACGTTGTTGGCAGGAATTTCGCTGAACGTCACAAAGCCAATATAAATAACGGCTGCAGCACTCCAAAACATCGTCAGATACATGACGAACCGCTTGGAGAATTTGTCGTCTTGTTGCAGAGCAATCTTCTGCATATCCCGAGCATCGGCAGTGTTCTTATTGCTTTGCTCGATCATGAATTCTTCGTGCTTCATAGCGGCCTGCTTTGTGGCCTCAATCTCCTGCGGACTCATGTCAGGCTTTAGCTCAACACCGAGCTTATCGCTAACGTAATCAATGCCCTTATCAACCACAGCCTGCGCCACTTTAGGCAGGTTGTTCTGCAACAGCATACTGACAACGCCAGAGATAAGAGCCGGGATCATTTTGCTTTCTGCCTTTCTTCAGTCATTCGGGTTCGCACATGAAGTTCGTGAAGTTCTTTAAATACTTCTTCCTTGAGTTTGTGCCGCGCTTCTGCGGACAACGGACTATCGGTAGGAACGCCAGCGGGCGTAATCAGTGCGGGCATCTGCCCTTCGATCTTGGTCAGTCGCGTATTAAAAGAGCTAACTTCCCCCAGCAGCCATGCCAACGAGGCCACCACTATGGGGATTACAGCCTTCAGTACGTCAGACCAGTTCATTTAACCTTCTACCGAAGAACCACTAAACGGAATCTCGGAGAACGCTGCGCCAGCGAAAGCCCCAGACGAATTATCCGATGGGTATACCTGACTCCATACTCCGCTCTGCTTGATGTAAATGGCTGCTGGGGACTTCCAAGTGCCCGCGTCCTTTACATAGGCTTGAACCACGGGCTTGAAGACTCCGCCTTGCTTTACGGAGATGGAACGCGGCATTACGAAGCAACCCGGTACCAGATGTCTCCATCGGCACCACCAGTCGGAGTGCTTGTTGACACCGTTCTCGTTCCGTAGCCGTTGGAGGTGGCAGTGGAGATGGTTATTGGCCACGCCCCGGTTGCGCCGGTTCCATCAAGAGCAGGAACCCCAAGGCTAGTCCGCGCATTTGCAGCGGTGGTAGCGCCCGTGCCGCCATACAGAACCGGAAGCTGGGATATTTGCGGAACAACATTGGTGCCATCGACGTAAACCACAAGGTATGTGCCGCTTGCTACGGTGACCCCGGTTCCCGCAGAGGTCTTGACGACAATGCTCTGGGAGCCTGTGGTGTTGTTGCGGATCAGATACGCTTTTTGAATCGTCGGGACAATCAGGTTCCGCGTAGTCGTGAGCGATCCAGTGGAGGTGACATTCAGTGCAAGGTTCCGTGCCACTTGCGTAGCATTGGAATCCGTCAGGGTGATCGTAAGGTCGGCATCGGTCGTGAAGTTCGGATTGCCGTAGCCCACAATGGCTTGCTCAAGCGCAGTACCAAGGTTGGCGTTGGTGGTAGTGCCCCAAGAGCCTGTCTGGTCACCGAGCGACATAAGCTCGATCTTGAGGTTAGTAGAGTAGGTCGATCCGGGCATGTATTCCCCCGCCTTTATCTGATGTTTTTAAGGCCGCGGCGCATTAACAACTGGATTGATTTCCCCTAAAACCGTGTCATACCAAAATTGGTCGGCAACAACGGAAGGATCGCAATCTACCCAAAATAAAGGCTCGGATACTGGGAAATCAGTATCTGAAACTTCGCAAACCCTAGCACTATCCGGATAGGTCGCATACACAGGTTCAAGCGGGGTTCCGCTCCAGTTTTCGACATACTGAACGGGAAAACGATTATCAATTAGTGCTTTCATGGGTTATCCAATATATTGAATGTAAACAGCGCCACCGGTGCCGCCAGAAGCATCGGATGCGGTAGTTCCACCAGCACCAGTTGCGCCGGGAACGCGGTTTAGAGCCGCAGTCCATGTTACAGCCGCCGTAGCAGATGCCCCATTTGCGCGTGCTGTCAAACCAACAAAGTCACCGCCAGCGCCATAAAGGACAGAACTGTTGGCAGTAACCCCGCTTGTGCCAGCGCCAGCCGCGCCATCAGCGCCGCTACTGTTTCCAGAAACTCCACCACTGCCCCCGGTTGCGGACAACAACGAGCCTAAAGAACTGGTTGCGCCAGCACTACCGTTTGTTGATGCTGTATTTGTGCCTGCCCCGCCAGCGCCAACGGTTGCTACGTAGCCAGTGCCGGGAACTACTGTGTAAATGCCGACAGCAATTCCGCCAGCACCGCCACTGCCGCCGTTATTAGGGCCACCAGCATCATGGTTGCCACCACCGCCACCGCCGCCGATACAGATAACTTTGACTCTAGTAACTCCGGTAGGAGCAGTCCAAGTCGTTGCGCCAGAAGTGTATAGGTCGTATTGCGGCTGCTGCAGAGCTACACCAGCAGGAAATGTGCAGAATACGTCTTTGGTTCCGGCAGAAAAGTTCACCAGCGACCCGGAGTTCGATGACGACAAAACTGTGGTTCGAGACAGCGTGGTTCCAGACGAGGTGTAGGTTCCAATGCCAACCTCAAACTCTGATGTTCCTTGGCCAGCAATGCAGTAGTAGGTCTCGTTGGCGTTACCGATGACGGAGAACGATTGAAACCCAGTAGCCGCACCAGATAAAGTAACGGTTCCTGTGCTAGTAGTGGTGGTTGTCTCTTTAACTCGATCCTTCACGACGAATGCCATACTATCTCCTTATGTTTCGGTTACTTCCCAGTCAGGCTGTTGCTGAGTATCGATATCTTCCCAGTCATCAGCACTCGGTGTTGTTGCAGTAGACCATGCCGCTGATTGTGTATTCGGAATATTGACCCAACCGCTGCCACCGCTACCCTGAATCGTTGACCACCCGGAACCCTGTGCAGTTCCAACCGGGCTCCAAGTCGTTGACCCGCTGGGGTCAATCATACTCCAGCTTACTGCCTGCGTAGTGCTGACTGCCGTCCAGCTACCGTCCGGGCCCGCCGCAACCAGACTCCAACCAGCGGACTGCGTAACCCCCACTGGCGTCCAGCCGCTGCCACCGGAGGTGCCTATATTTTGCCAGTTTGGGGTCTGATTGTCACTGATCAGTTCCCACGGCGGCGGGGCGAAAACGAACCCAACGGCACCGGTGGCAAACACCCCGGTCAGGGTTGCACCGTAAACGACTTGAACGCCACCAACTTCACCCGCAGCCGAGACGCCCGACAGGGCTACGGTCAGGAAAACGCCGAAATCCCCAACAGACCCTACCAACTGGACGCCTGACAGAAGTTGTCCGCCTTCAACCGTTCCGACTTCCCCGGATGCGAATACCCCAGTCAGGGCTACCGTAACGCTCACCTCCGGGGTTCCGGCCTCGCCGGTGGCCTCTACACCGATTAGGGTGACCGGCGTTGACGCTTCTATGTCACCAACCTGCCCTTCCGCTTGGACAAGCGGCATCCCTGCATAGCCACTGAATGGCGCAAAGGCGAAGGGCGAATCACCAAAGGCACCGGCACCCGCATACCCGCTATTGATCTCCACGGTAATGGAGGGGGTAACGCTACCGACTTCTCCGGTGGACTCAACACCGGTAAGGTCTTCTTCAGGGACTACATAACCAACCTCGCCAGTGGCGGATACCCCGGACAAGGTAATGTCCAATACCGCGCCAACAGCGCCGATCTCGCCACGAGCGACCGCGCCGGAGGATGCGTCATCACCGCTAAACGCTGTTTCAGAGAAAGCCCCGCTGCTGAACCCGCCACTCGAAACGTAGGCGGTGATCGGAACGGTCAGGGACGGGGCTTGGGTGCCGGTGCCTGAAACTGCTTCAACACCGGTAAGGTCTTTTTCAGGGGTTACATAGCCAACCTCACCGGTTGTAGAGACACCCGTAATATCAACCGGGAAGGTGGAAGTAACGTCCCCGACCTCACCGATTGAGACGGCCCCGGAGTAGGAGGAGACGCCGCTAAATGCGTCTTCAGAGAACGCGCCGCTGCTGAACCCGCCGCTGGATATGTATTGCGTGATCGGGACTGACAGGGAAGGCGTAAGCGAACCGACACTAGTTGCAAGCGATACACCGCTTATTTCTACGGTTGCTTCCGTCCCGACATTACCGACTTGGCCGGTGGCTATTACCCCGTCTTCTTGTTCAGAGGTAGAGCCGGTAATATCACCAACAGCACAGGTTGACTCAACACCTGTCAGCGATATCGTGGTGCTGGGGGTTAAGCTGCCAACATCACCTGTGGCCTCTACCCCGGTAACGACTATGTTGTATTCGACATCCCCAACCTGACCGGAGGCGTAGACCCCGGGCGGAATGGACTCACCACCAAACGGGGTGGCAGAGAACGATGCGTCACTGAAGGCACCGATGCTGCTCCACGCGCTGATCTCGACGGTCGTGGATGGGGATTGGTTGCCAGCGGCACCGGTGGCATCGACACTAGTTAAAGCAGGAGCGGACTCAGCAGATACGTTCCCTACCGAGCCCGTAGCCTCAACGCCGGTAACGGATACGCTAAGGTTGGCCGTGACATTGCCAGCAGACCCAGTTGCTGAGACACCGGATATCTCCACTGAATACAGAACATCACCGACCTCACCTGTAGCTGACACCCCGCTCAGTGTTACGGAGGACGATGGCGTCACACTACCAACATCGCCGGTTGCCGCTACACCGCTGATCGTTACATCAATGTTCGCTGTGACGCCGCCTACCGCACCGGTTGCCTCTACGCCGGTCAGGGCAACTGTAGTGCTTGGTGCTACGGTTCCGACGCCGCCTGTCGATTCAACGCCGGATATCGAATACGTCTTCTCGCCAACTACGTCCCCTGTTTCACCGGTGGCCTGAACAAGTGGCATCCCGGCATAGCCACCGAACGGTGCAAAGGAGAACGAGGCATCACTGAAGGCACCAGCGCCTTCGTAGCCGCTATTGATCCCAACGCTGATGTCTACAGATACGCTGCCGACACTGCCAGTCGCTTCTGTGCCAGTTATACCTACCGTGGACTCAGTGCCAACATTGCCGACCTGACCCGTGGCAATAACACCGTCTTCCTGCTCAGAGGTAGAGCCGGTAATATCACCAACAGCGCAGGCGGAAGAGACGCTAGTTAGAGCAACACTGGTCGACGGGGCTACATTCCCAACGCTACCTGTGGCCTCTACTCCAGACAGGCCCACCGCATACTGAACATCACCAACGCTACCTGTTGCGGATACACCGGTTACATCAAGAGTGGTACTGGGTGAAACAGAACCGACAGCCGCCGTTTCTTCAACTCCGGATAGAGCGACAAGACGCTCGCCCATCGATACGACACCAACGTCGCCGGTGGCCGAAACTCCGTCTTCATCGACCGTGGTGTTGGCGGTTACAGAGCCAACCGCGCCGGATGCTTCAACCCCGGATATGGGGACTGCGTAGCCAACGTCTCCCACCGCGCCCGTTGCTGAGACGCTGGTAAGGGCAACATCAACCTGAACGCCGGTGTTACCTACCTGACCTGTAGCAGTAACCCCAGTGAGGGCTACATCGACGCTCCCTGTGACGCCGCCTACCGCGCCGGTAGCCTCTACGCCGGTCAGGGCAACTGTAGTGCTGGGGGTTACGGTGCCAACACCACCAGTGCTTTCAACGCCGGTGAGGGCGGCTTCTTGGGTGATTACCGCGACTACATTACCGACCTGACCAACGGCAGAAACGCCCGGGCCACCGAGAGTCCCGGTAAACGGTATCGTAGAGAACGGGGAATCACTGAATGCACCATCAGCACTAGACGATGCCGTGGGGACGGTAGTGGTTGGCGGAAGAGTCCCGGCACTGACCGTAGACGCAACGCCAGATAGGGCAACGGTGTAACTCAGGTTGTCTACAGCGCCAGTGGCCGCTACACCACTGATCGCTATATTAGGGTTTGGTGATGCAGTCCCAGCATCTACGGTCGCCGTAACGCCGTTTAAACTGGTTGTGGAGGTTACGCCAAGACTGTCTACGGCACCGGTGGCCGTATTACCCGTGGCAGCTACGGATACTGACGGCGAGACTGTGCCTACCGCCCCGCTGGCGGATACGCCAGATAGAACAACAAACGCCAGTACCGCTGCTGTGGCACTGAATGGCGTTGCTGAAAACGGGGCGTCACTGAACATACGCTACACGGGGTTCCCCCCGCGCCCCGGGTTACGCGAGGCGAATAAGAGCAGTCGCCGCTGCGTTGGCTGGCATCGTCAGCGTGAACGTACCGGCAGTCACCGTCTGCGAACCAAACGTATGAACGCTCACTGCGCGGTTGCCCTGCGTGTTGTTATAGATCAGCACCGCATCAAACGCGGTAGTCAGCGTCACGGTCGTGTAGGTAATGCTGCCCGTTGGCGTAGTGAACCCGGTTGTGCCGCTGGTTGACGGAGCGTTCCATGCGCCGGTAGTAACGCCACCAGCCGTGTAGCCAGTGCCCGACACTTCGCTGGTAGCCGTGTAAGCCGTGGCGGTAGCGTTCATCGTGGCTGATGCTAGATACAGTGCCGCTTTAAACGCGTCAGCCGTATTGAGAGTATGCGCGGGGTTGGCTGCGCTAAAGTTGTGATAAGCGTTCAGGAGTTCACCCTTGAACGAAGTTGCCATTGCTTGGGTATTTGCCATTGCGGTTTCCTTTTTTAAATTAGGCGATCATTGCTGCAACGCCATCTGCCAAAACATTCTTTTTAAGAACAACATGAACAGAGCGGTGAACAAGTTCACCTTCAAGCCAGTATTCAATCCATTGAGTCATCTCATGATCGTTATCGATCATGCCTTCTTTTTTCTCAAGAAGTGACTCGTCCATCTCGCCTTTTGTCGTTGTCACTATTGCCATATGTCGCCTCTTTAATTACTGGAACAGCCGAACCTTCAAACAAATACGACCCAGCATGGCCGAGCCGAACCCAAGGAGCAACGTGTATTTTAATCCCGTTCTGTCTGCACAGGTAGCAAAACGCGTAGTCTTCCGAAAGCTGCCTCCCGGTCTCCGGGTCTTTCATAAGAAAGAAGAAGCTGTTTACGGTCTTCTCGCTGGTACTGTCAACGTAGGTATCTGTGTGGGGCGCTAGAGCCTCAAAAACAGACCGCTTAATCAGCATAAACCCCGTGCCAGCGCCAAAAACTTCAGCGGGGTCATTGACGCTGACCACCCGCTCCTTCTCGTTGTTCAGCAGGTTTACCACCAGCGTTCCAGTATACCGAGACAGATCATCCGGCCCCGCGCCAGCCAGCGCCATCTTATGAACCATATGCCAGTTGATTTCCTTCTTGGGGTATACCCCGGCGATCACATCCTTGTCGGCCTGCAGCATCTTCCAAATATCGGCAGCGTCAAATTTGATGTCCGCATCGATGAAAATCATGTGGGTGAAGTCATGCTGCAACAGGATTGCGGCAAGCTGATCCCGGGCGCTGGTGATCAAGCTGTTGTTGTAGATGTAAGCGAACGCAACATCAACGCCGTGTCCGTTAAGGGTCGGGATGATGCCAAGAGACGAGCGTGCGTATTCACCCGCACACATCCCACCAAACATCGGCGTAGCCACAAGGAGTTTCATGCAAGCCTCAGAATCGCTGAAGTGCTGGATGCTGTCGGGAACTGCACTTGGAACGTGGTCGTTGAGGTCTTGTCAGAACCGAAGTCTAGAACAAAAACCGCAGGGTTGGTCGTGCCGTTAAACTTGTAAACCAGCGCTCCGCGAGCGGTGATAGCACCAGACCACGACGCATTCGAGAAAGAGATATACGCTGAAGCACCGCTTCCGGTCTGAGCCCCGATGGTCGGCACTTGGCTGATGGTCAGGGTCGCACCACCTGCGGTGTACCCGGAGTCAGTAACCTCACCCGTAACGGTGTAGGCGGTCGTGTCGGAGTCCAGTGTCGCAGCGTTGGTATACAGCGCGATCTTGTAGACATCAGTCGTGCCTGTGCCGAAGTCGTAGGTGCCGTCCAACAGGCCGGTCTTGAATACGTTACACGCTGCATTTCCGGTAAAGGCCATATCAGCTTACAGGGACGCGAGGCGTCCCGCTCCGGTATTGATCTTGCTTCTCCATGCCATCACCAAGGCGCTTTGCCATCATCAACGAGTCCTGATACTTCTTCTCGTAGGTGGTAATCATGTCGGCCTCACCTTTCATAAAGGTGTACGCCTCCACCAGAGAGCCATACAGCAGCACCGGATCAAAGTTCTCAGCAAGCCAGCTATTGCCACTTGCCGCGACCGTGATGGACTCGGGCACATAATAGTAATGTAGCTCCACCACATAGGCAGCGTCAGGCGTAGGCCCAAGAAGGAACGTCAGTTCAGTCTCGTCCGTGGATAGCGGGCCGAACATGGAGTAATACTGCGGTAGGCCAGTAACAGCTGGAACCGGAAATGCCGCACGGATAAAGCTCACATCCTTGTTCAACAAGAACTCATAAGCCCCGGTGCCATCCACCACCGCCATCGAAAAGACGGCGAGGAAGTCTGTCGGACAGTTCAGATACTTGTTGCTGGCCGTAGTAGAGCCGGTAACATTTTTCCGCAGTGCGGGGAACAGGACGGTGTTGTAGATTCGCTGTTCGGCCTGCGTGATGAAGATGTTGATCTGCTCGGCACTGGTGATGGCGACCGTCGATCCGGTGCTACCAGTAAAGCTGGTAGTTGGGAACTCATTCTCAAGATATCCCTTGATCGTTGTAAACAGTGTCGAGTAGTTCATGCTTCACCTCACGCCATCGGGCCGCGAGCGGTAGTCCCTTTGGTAGCCGCACCGTTGCCACGAGTCTTGATACCCGAAGACTTCGGCTCGGCGTAACCCTTGCTGCTCAGATTAGCAACGGAGACCCGCAGGTCGTTGATGGTCTTCTGATTGTCAGCAGCGCCAACCTTGACAGGGGCTACTTTCTTGATCTTGTCCATCATTTGCCCCTTTGGTTTTTGGCACGAGCCATGTTGCGGCCAACAGCCTTCATTGCCGCCGAGGTCACGCCACCCTTCTTAAAGGTCGCGGTCTTGCCCGGATGCATGTTCTTTTCGTGCTTTGTGACTGCTTTCTTTGCGTCCATGTGGTTCTCCTAGGTAACCGCTATTGTAACCGTGCCAATACTAACCGTTAAAGCCAAATTATTTGGGGTCAACGCCGCATTAGAGCCGCCCACCGGGTTCCAGCCCCACTGGATGATCCTGCTACCCCCGCTAGGGTATCCATCGCCCCCTACCCCGGACGTTACATAGCTCGTATCAGGGCGGGGGTTGCGTACAGCCTGTGGGTCGTTGACCGGATATAGACCCAGCGACAACTGCGGCTGGTCAGGCTCCCAGCATGTCGGGCAAACGAGGATATTGGTTATTTTCGTCTTGATCGTTAGCGGCTTCAGCGCAGTCAATTTATACCGGAACCCGCACCTATCGCACTCGGCTATGGAATTTCTAGCACTGGCAAATTGATTGGGCATTCCCTACCCTATGAACATCTGGCGCGGAACAAAGCGCACCGGAGCCTTCTCCCGGTCTTCTTCGGCGGCAAGGGCAAACTGTTGCTCATAGTCAGCCTTCAGCTCCATCCGCCGCCCCGGGTCTACATTCGGCAGCTTCATGGACAGGTAGTAGGCCAAACCCGCCACCATGCACGGAAGGAACCGGAAGGGGATGTCTTGCCCGTTGATGCCGTTGCCAGCGTCCTGCATACGCCGCAGCCGCCAGTAGACAAAGGTGTAGGTCTGGGAGTTGTCGGGAGTCGGCCAGACGTGAATCTGGGGGTACTCGACGACGTTGGTGGAGTCCGTTGCCCCGGTCTTGCGCTGGAACCACAGCTGAATCGGGCGACCCGTAGCGTTCTTGTTCGGGATCGTGGCGTAGGTCGAAACGCTGATCCGGGAGATGTTGATGTCCGTCTGGTTGGTGCCGGTGCCGGTGCGGATAACGTGATCCAGAAGGTCAATGGTGTCCACCGGCATGTCGTAATCTGCCGTTCCGGAAGTCAGCACCTGCGACCCCTGCTCAATAGTCCACAGGTTAATGCCGCGATTGGCCCACTCGATGGTCAACAGGTTAAGCGACCGCCGCGCAGTGCGTAGATCGTAGCCGGAGCGGAGTTCCGCCCCGCAGCGCTCGAACGACTCCTCAACCAGCTGGTTCAGGTCAAGGTTGAACGCGGTTGTATCAGTGGTTTTCAGGGCCATTATCTATATCCCGCTGTTTTTCTAGCTACGCTCTTGGGTTGAGCTACAAATTGCTTACCTGCTGCCTTGCCTTTGCGTTTAGCCTTGGTAGTAGCAGCATACTCAGCGGGACTGAGAGCCTTGATAGCGGCTTCCGGCAAATACCGCTCCCCGGTCTTACTGGAGGGCTTACCTGACTTAGTGCGCCATTTCTGGTCGCCCCAACTCTTAAGGGATTGCTGAGGGGCTTTCATCCTTTGTACCCGCCGCCCTTGGCCTTGTAATTCTTTGCCAACAGCTGTGCCTTACGAGCACTCCACTGACCTGCACCCGTACCCTGCACCGCCCGAGCCTTGATGCTTTTGAACATCGACTCGCGCATACCGGGTTTAGTGTAGTTGCCTGCCTGATTAACTTTAGATTTGGTAGTTGCGCCGCCGGACTTAAACCGCTTGTTATACACCACGCCTGCACCCGTAGCCCGGCCCGTTAGTTTATGGTCTTCGGGCTTGACAACGAACCCTTGAATGTAGGGAGATAGAGTAGCGTTTATGCCTACCGGCATGTCGTAACTTAGACGCCCGCCCACACTTGTCGCGTACTTATCTTTGCCACCACTGCCTTCAAAACGGAGGCCAGAAGGGTTATCACGACGTTGTTTTCGTTCTTCTACATCCTGCGCCATATCCTTCTTGTCGGACTTGCCGCCCTCGTTAAAGCGCCGCACCTTGCCGCCCTTCTTGTAGAGCTTTACAGGCTCGTCCCCATCCCGCTTCTTCACGGTCCGGGTTCTGGGCATTTTACTGGGGGCAATCGCCCCCATGCCGCGAGAGGGGCGCATCAGCAGGCCCGACCGCCCTTAGCCATCTTGACCATCGTACCCTTGGTTTTGCCGCGAGACTCAATACCGCCGCCCTTGGCGAACTTCGGGGTCTTCTCTTCATCCTTTTTCTTGAAAAGGAAAAACGGTTTCTTGCCCGACTTTTTTTCAGCTTTCATGTTCCCACCTTTCGACTTGGTTGACTCAAATGGCATGTCAAGCTTCCCATGCGCGGTGTCGGGTCGGTTGATCTTGGCTTGAGTGCTGGCACCCATCAGATCATCCGGCCCTTGGTCTTGCCCTTGGTCGCAATGCCGTCAGCGCGGCGGGATGCGGAGGATTTTATGGAACCACCCTTCTTGAACAGCTTACCCTTGCCCATTTCAGTTCGGGTCGTTGGAGCGGTTTTGTAACCCTTATCTGTCAACCTATCCATTTCTCGGTACGCAGCGTCAAGCTCTGGGACAGGTTTCCCCGCCTTTCGATCCGCTTCCAAAGCGCGAATCCGGTCTTCCAATGGTAGTTTAGGCGCAGGCGGGGGTGTGGGCGCGGGTGTAGATTTATCAGCCATATCATTCTCCATTTGCTTCGTTCATATTGATTTATCCCTAACAAATAGTTTACTGATGGGTTTGCCCGAGACCATCTCGATAATCCGCATACCTGTCCAGATGATACTAAACAGCGCCGCGATGGCAGGCAACATCTCAAAAAAAGCACCGAACGCTGTAAAGATTGAAGCGGCGTCAATGAGTGACTTTACTTGATCCGTGGGTTCCGTCATGTCAGCATTTCCATGCTCGAAGGCTCTTGTTAATTCTGCTGTTCGGGTCGTTCGCGGTCTTCTTGGAAGTCAGCTTCTTTTTCATACCGGACATTCTGGCACAGAAGCTGTCTTTCCTTGAGCCACCCTCGGGCTGCGGCGCTTTCAATCCGGGCTTTCCGGGATTGGCCGCGTTGTAAGAAGCCCTCCCTCTCGCGTTCAGACCACCCTTGGGGTTCTTGCCTTCTTTTCTTGTCCATGCTTGTGTCAATTTCCGCTCCAAACTGGTTTCGGGTAAACGTCTTCCGTTTCTTCTACGAGGCCGCACTTGTCGCAAACATGGGTGAACGGCTTATCCTTATACTTAACACTGAACTTGTGCTGGAACTCACCGCCACAGTCACACATCAGGCGCTCTACCACCCAAGTAATCGGGGATACTGTTACGTTGCTCACGCCGCGTCACTCATGGTTTGCTGCGAGATCATGGACGGGTACAGCACGTCAGCACCAAAGTCGCTCTTATGCTCAATCACACCCATGTGACCCAGCTTGATAGTCGGGTCAACCCACACCTCAAACCCAGCCTCACGCGCACGATCACAGAAGAGGAAGTCCTCGCCAATCATGCCTTCAGGGGTAACCAAGAAGTCAAAGAAGCTGTAGAGCGTTTGCGGGCTGTTGGTATCCATATGCTTCCACTCAGGATGCTGTTCCGCCAGCGTGGTGAAGACTTGCTTCTGGATCATCATAAACCCAGTGGCCACGCGGAAAGCCCTAACAAGACCGTCTTCGTCCATCGTGACTTTGCCGCGAGCGCCGTTGATTCCGTCACCACCATCCAGCGACAGGATGTAGGTCTTCGGTTCTTTGCGGGCTAAGTAAGCACCGGCAACAATCCCACGGGTCTGGCCCCATGCCATCAACCGAATGACTGACTCAGGCTCAAACGTCATGTCCGCATCGATGAACATCAGGTGATCACAATCAGACTCCAAGAACTGCTTGGCAATGACGTTACGCGCACGGGAGACAACAGAACAACCACAGATGCTATTCACCTGTATATCAATCCCGTGCTGCAACACGATCTGGCTGAGTTTCATCAACGAAACCGCCATGCTTACAGTTACTTTATGATCGTAAGCCGGAAGGCCAATCATCAGCTTCTTACCGGCCAGATTAAACCCTTTGTTGGTTTGCATTGCGTTCCTATTTCGCAGGGGGGTAGTGTGCGTCCATATTATCCGTATTTCGAGCTAAGTTGCAACCCGCCTAATCGTCAAATATGTAGATCGGCCGCATGGCTGCAGGCGGCGCGTAGGTGCCTGTGTAGATACCACCGGGGCCGTAAATAACTCCCAAACGAACGTCAGCTTCTGCAGGATACGGTGAAAAGTAAACAAGAGTCGCGTTATTCCCGGTATAGGCATACGCCCCAGCGTTGGCCGTCAGGAACCGACCCCTTGCCAGTGACGCATTCTGACCCGTGTAGGCATAAGCTCCGGCGCTGGCAATAATCCCCCGAGCAACCTGCAGAATCGCTGACTGTCCGGTGTAGGCATAAGAGCCGGTGCTGGCAGTGAGAGTCCGCCCTCTGGACAGGGATGCGTTCTGACCGGTGTATGGGTAGCTCCCGGCATTGGCAGTGAGTGATTGGGCGACGTTTAGTGCTGCTGTCTGGCCCGTATACGCGTACGAACCAGCGTTGGCCGTTAGCGTGTAGTTAGTTGACCCAGCCGTGTAGGTGAGGTCTGCGGTCTGTCCGGTGTAGGCGTAAGCACCGGCATTGGCAGTTAGGGCATATGCACGACCTAGAACTGCTGTCTGGCCTGTGTATGCGTAGGAGCCAGCGTTAGCGGTGAGGGAGTAGCTCCTCCCAAGCGTTGCTGTCTGACCGGTGTAGGCGTAAGAGCCTGCATTCGCCGTAAGCGTATACGCAACCGGCCCAACATCACTGATGTTGATCGGCGGATTCGGATCGTGCCCTGCGGTTCCCGGTTGCCACTGCCAGCTAGGTGCAAGCTGGTCGTTTTGCAGGAATACTGCAACGCCGTTAGGGGCTACTACCCTGTTTGTCATGGGCTACCCCTTACGCGTCAGCCGCTAAGTAGCGTTATGAATCCCGCATAAGTCGTTGCAGTTGTGGCGCTCTTGAAGTATTCGAGGAACGTCAAGGCGGCATCGTCGTAGATGCGCTCCAGATTGAACGACGAGTTAATACCGTCAAGAACGACTGACTGGTGGGCCACACCGGCGGCGGGAAGCAGTGCAATCGGGTGGGCGATCATCTGATCCACGTTACCGGTCGCTGCGGCGGACAGGTTGTGAACGGTGATGTTTCTCAGTCCGGTATCCCCGCTGTTCAACGGGTAAAACCAAACAGGCTGCGTATACGGTATGGTGCCGACCGCCGAGGATACCCGAATTGCTAACGCTGACCCTGCTTCAGCGGTATTGCCGTCCTGATCCACATAAGTCAGGGTAAGGTTATTGGAGGTAGCGTTAAGAACGGTAGTGACATTAGCGGAGATAAAGTTCCCCGGCGCTGTCGTGGCAGTCTGATACCGCGTCGGAACACCGGACACCGCGACGTTGCCACTGGTCGCCATGTTGAAGTTGGCACCAAAAAGCAAGTCCACGAGCATCAGGCTCGTGCCACCGGCAAGGGTGTTGGTGCCAATCCAGTTGACAAAGTGGAGCGTGTCGCCCACACCAGCATTAAACTGTTTCAAAGCGCCGGTGGTTGCGTTGGTGTATACAGTTCCGCCCGGGGCAACGGCAGCAACTGCGCCGGAGCTTGGGAGTGTGGCATTACGCCACAGCCATTGCGAGGAGCCAATCGCTGGCGCAGTTGCGCCGACCTTCTGATAAATCGATGTCTGCTTCTTACTGCTAACCGTGGCTTCCGAGATCATGTCGGACAGTGAGGTGAACCCGGCGTTTAAACTGCCATGCCGAACCCGTGCGGCTCGCTTTACCCGGCCTGCGATGTAATCAACCAGATTGCCGTAATAGCCGCCACGTATGGGGCCGCAGAAATCGCCATCCCCGCAGGCGTAGACGCGCCCGGGAACACCAGCAATAGGCACGGGAGGGCCATACCAACCCTTCATCCGCTTCGATATGGACTCCACTTCTTCCGCCCCAAGCCAACGCTCCAGCTTCTGCGCCGGGGTGGCCCTAACCAGATAGCGGTCAATATCGAGGGTGTTGTCGCTGAATACAGTTTTCATTAGCCACTCGCAAGCATGATGGTTCCGGTATAGGAAGTCGCCCCAGTCCCGCCCTTGTAGAACTCCATCAAGGCCAAGCAAGCGCCATTATATACGCGCTCAAATTGAAACGCGCTATTTACGCCGTCAATGACAGACCATGCTTGGCCGGTGATAGCGCCCCCCTGATTGATTGGAATGATAGCCAAAGGATGGGCGATCATACGGGCTACATAGCCGCCGTTTCCTGCGCTGAAGGCGATGTTTGTTGCGTTACGCAAGCCAGTATCACCAGCGTTTAAGTTAACAAACCAAATTGGCGGGGTATGCGGAATAGTCCCGACTGCAGAGTTGATTCGGATTGGAAGCACCGTAGCCATGGCTTCAGGGGCATTGCCATCCTGATCGACGTAGGTGACAGTTAGGTTGGCAGCGGTAGCGCCTAGCGTCGCAGTAGTATCGCCAGACATAAAGTTTCCGGGAGCGGTAGTCGCTGTTTGATACCTTGTCGGAACACCGGTGATGGGGTTGCTCGTCACGTTGTATTGGACGTTGGCGTCCCACAGATAATCCACCAACATCAAAGAGCCACAGGCTGCGGTTTGAGCGCCAACGCCAGCGCCACTGATGAAGAATGTAGTATTTGTTCCGGCATCTGATATTTGCCTGAACCCGCCGACAGACGTATTGGTGTAGGCGGTGCCCCCGGGCGTGGTTGCAACGGAACCCGGAGCAGCCCTTTGGATTGGAACGGCCCCTTGGTGAAACAACCATGCTGATGCGGATGCAGAGGGCTGGGTAACGCCGGTCTTGTAGAAGTTGAACTTCTGACCAAGGCCACCGTATTTTACGTCGTTAATGAGGGCTTCCAGCGAAGCAAAGCCCGAGTTTAACTGATACTGAGGACGCGCAGAGACTCGCAGGAAATTGCGAACTCGTGAAGCAGAGAATTCGAGAAGATTACCAAAGTAACCGCCATAAATAGGGCCGCAGAAATCACCGCCTGCACAGGCATACACCCTCCCCGGAATACCAGCGACAGGAATTGGCGGGCCATACCAATTCCGCATCTTCATTGAAATGCCTTCGACGGTCTCAGTCCCAAGCCAACGCTCCAGCTTTTGGGCTGGCGTAGCTCTCAACAAATACCTGTCGAGGTCAACGGTGTTACCTGAAAATACGCTCTTTACGCTACGCAAGGGCCAGCCCAGTCTTCAACGGGCTCCGGAACCACCCAAGAGCCAGAGCCATCAGGAACCGGATTAGGTGAACCGTAATCCGGGTGAACAAACTCAATAGTAACGCCGCACAAGGAGCAGTTGAAAGTTACCCCGTGTGGTGCGTCAGAAACTACTGAGAAATTATGGGCCAACTGTGAAGACTCCGTTCGCGGCATCCAACGTCACGGCAAACGTATCGCCTGAAGTCAGCGTGATGGACGAGCCGTAGTCCCAGTAAGCAATTGGCTGCAAAGTCGTGCTGTTCCAGAGAATCGCGTAGCGAAGCGGCCCAACGGAGCCGGTGGCCGTCCACGTTGTCGGGGAGTTCAGCACCAGCTTATAGACCCCAGCCGTCTGCGTGGATGTAGACGTTGTGGCAGGACTGCCCCCTGCTGTGTACCCGTTACCGGTAGCAAGGTCAGTCGTGCCTGAAGTGAAGGTAGTGTCGGCGATGTTGACAGTATTCGCCAAAGCAACATACCACGCATTGGTTCCAGCGTTGATCCCTTCGACAAGGAACTCAACACCAGAGGTGTATTTGACATAAGAAGCGGTTGGCATTTCAGATTTCCTCTAGAAGAAAGGTGACAGCCACCTCGGCGGCTTCACTCAAATTCACAATCAGTGAGGCATCGACTGCACCGGTGGTCATTTGCCTCTTGCTAATCGCATACACCCTGTATTTCTCCTGCGCCCCGAGAAATATCTTGATCAACGGAGACGCCGCCGAACCGGGGTCATTGATAGCGTAGCTCCATCGCAATCGAACGCGCTTGCCTGATGCCGGGGTGTATATAGTCGTGCTACCGGATGCAATGATAGTGCCGACAATATGAGTAAACTCTTGTTCAGCACTGTCACCGTCATAGTAGTAGCTCATGCCACTGCCGACTACCCCAGCCATATCAGCCGATCTTCGCTTTCAGGCTTTCAAGTGCGTCTTCGATTGACTTCTTCTTGGCTTCAAGCGCCGTAATCTCAACTTCGAGATCGGCCTTCTGCTGCTTGGCCTCGGCGTTGGCCTTGGCTTTTGCAACAGCGGCTTCACGCTCTACGGACTGCAACTCGGAACCGGCAGCGGTAGCCTTCGCTTTGATGCGGGCAACCTCCACCTCAACCTCTTCGTCAATCTTAACGATGTGAGCCTTGGCGTCAGCAACATACTTATCGTATCCGCTCTTGGCTTCGGCTTGGCTCTCATTCAGCTTCTGGATGTTCGCGGCAACGGACTCACGAACCGGATCGATGCGGGCCTCTTCGTCAGCAATTTTCTGCTGGACAGCTTGAAGCTGCCGTTCGATGGTAGCAACACCGCGCTTTAACTCTTCCTCACGATCAGCGGCCTCAATAACCGCAGGCAAAGCCTGAAGCATCGGTGCCCACAGATCGTAAAACTTCTGAAGCTCTCTTGGATTGAGATTCATGCTCACCTCTAACCGTTAGCCACGCCAGCCTGCACAGCGGTCATTGTTGCGGTTCCGCTTGCCCAGACAGTCACATTAAGTCGAATCGCCGTCACCGGGTAGGCGTAGTTTCCGTCGAACGAGGTCGTTTTATTGACCATCGTTGCGTGGGAAAACCAGTTTGCCGTAGCCGGATCAAACGTGGAAGACCAGATATCGTCAAACGTATGCTGCACCGTGTAGGTCAGGGAAGCGCCAGCACTGAGGCTGACGCCAATACCGATGTTAAACGGCGAGATGTACTGGTCGAGCGGGATGGTGTTGGATGCCGCAACCGCGCCAACTGTTACTCGAATGGGTCTCACGACACCCCCTTATTAGGACGTAGCAAACGGAGTAGCGACGACGCCAGAACCCAGAGCAACACCGTTGACCATGTACTTCAGCGCGTCGATGGCGAAAATCTCCACCCACGTACCAGCAACGCCACCGGTGGTGCCACCATTGAAGTTGATGAAGTCATCCGAAGCGCCAGCGATAAATCCTACAACAGCACCAGAAGTGTCGGTGTCAATTGACAAAACAGAACCAACAAACTTGTCTGTGCCGTCCGTGCCGATCTTCAGGCTGCTGGTGGCGATGGTGGTCGGAACCCAGATCGTGTAGACCACACCTTCGTTGTTCAGGGTGTTCGGGTCATTACCCGGGCCGGAGGCGGAGGTGTTGGCCGAGGCAATGATCGGCGGCAGGGTCAGTACTACGTCCGCCGCCAGAGTGCCGCCAACGGCGATGATGCGACCGGCGTGAGCGGTGGGGTTCAGGGTGGTGCTGGAAGTGATCGTAACAATGGTGGACGGGCCTTGCTGAAACAAACCGCCAAGCGAGCGGATCGGGCCGTCAAAAGACGTAATAGCCATGAATATCTCCTAGTGTGTTAGCACATCCGCATAGAGTCTCTAACAAGTCTGCTGGGGCAGTCGCTATGCGTAAAAAATCCCAGATAAAAGAACAAGGGTGGCTGCGTGGTAACGGGCTTATCGTTCCTGTCCACACTCCAGATGCTGCCAGATCACCACCCTTGTTTACATCATACTACAGTTACGAAGAACCAGACGCGCCGAAGATACCCAGCGGGTCAGAAGCGCCGAAGCTGTAACGCTCACGGGACTTGTAACGTACGTTGCCCGTATCAAAATCTCCATCCATGGAGTTAGACAGAGGCGTACGCACGAAGTGTTTCAGACCGTTCGGTACATCCGTGGTCAGGAACCAAGCATTGGTATCAGTCAAGAAGTGATTGATGCAATACCCGCCCGGGATCGAGCCATTGTTCTTCAGTGCATTGATGTCGTTGTTGTTGGTGCTAACACGCAGTTCCGTTTCCAGAAGACGCGTTCCAACAAACATCAGTGCCGGAGGAAGAACCAGCTTGACCGGCTTCGCAGCGATGAGCAGACCGCGCTCATCCGTCCAACCAGCGATCTGAATGACAGCAGCCTCAAGCGAGGTTTCATTCAGGTCAGCGGCACCACCCGTGTTGCTGTTCGTACCGCCAGAAACCAGCGGGTGGGCAGCGGAACACAGGACAACGCCGTCGCCGTAGGTCGGGCCACCAGCAAATGCGGTGTTAAGGATTGTAGCGGCCTTAACTTGCTTGGTGTACGCCATGGCACGAGCCAGACCTTTGGTATAACGAGCCGACAGGCTGTCATACAGGTTGTCTTCCACCGCTTCTTCAGTGATGGAGAAACCCAAGGCAATGGTTTCGTGTTGGTAACGGGCAGTCCATGCTTCTTGGGCGTTGTCATAGGCGATTGCACTGCCTTCAGACTTGACCGGAGCAGCCGAGAAACCCGACAGTTTTGTTTCTTCTTCAAAAGAACGCTCAGAAGTCTCAGTTTCAAAGATTTCCTTGTGCTCTTCACCATACTTCTTGTACTCAAGACCAAACAAGGCATTCAGCCCCGGAAGGAGTTCTTTAAGTAGTTGTGCGCGTGAGATAGCCATTATTTATTCTCCTAGACCGCAGTTGCAAGGCGGTATTGATGAATGCCTTGGTTCCACGACACCAGAACTTCGACAAAGGAACCGGTAGCCGGTGCGGTATCCGGCACAACATCCACAACTTTACACGGGATTGCTGCCGTGGTTGCAGTGCTGTTCAGAACGCAATGTGCGCTGTTGCCGGTGGTATTACTACCAGCATTAACCACCAGCGAAGCATTGCCACCAACCATAGTCGCACGGGTAGCTTGAGCGACAACAGTAGTGCCAGAAACAATCGCGGTCTTCATCACCAGATCGGGATCATCCGCAACATACGCGGTAATCGCGCTCGTGGTGTCCGGGGTGCCGGTAGTCAGGGCGGGGTAATACTGAGCAAAAATGCGCTGGCCCGATGAGTTGATGTAGCTGCAACCCATAAAGATACCAACGACATTAACCGTGGTAGCGGTCAGGACAGCCGTAGTGATACAGCCGTTCGAGGACATCAGAACCACGTCACCAAAGTAGATGCTGGTGCCGTGTGCCGTTTGGATCGGAATTTGCCGGGTCGAGCCAGCGAAAACCTGTCCGCCCAGCAGATTTACGGGGATGAGCCCGTAGGGTGCTGAAACAGTAGGATAAGCCATTGAAGACTCCTAAAAATTAAATAAGTGTTACGTTATTTGGTACCGCTGCCGAACGTCACCGATGTCCGATTGTCTTTAAACAAGGGCATACGAGCGTCGTTCTGCTGCATAAAGCTGTTATCAACGGCGTTTATCTGATCTGCGGACGCTTTTTTATAAAACGCTGCGCGTTGTTCCATGAACTCTTTAGGAATTTTGCACAGCAAAAGCCCGCCAATCTCGATATTGCCTTTAAATCTGCTGTTAGGGTCAGAGAAAACGTGCATATGCGGTTGCGACTCCGCTTTTACAGGTTCCCAACCTTCACGGAATTTTGCAGACGTATTTGTAGGGTCAAATTGCCCCAGCAAAGCTGTCCGTACCCATCTAAACGAGTACCCTTCTTCCGGTTGCGGAGTGGGCAGTCCAGTGGGCTGTACCCATTGCTGGGCCCGTTGCGCGGTTTCGCGGGTTTGTAAATCTCTGGTTAGGCGGTTATCAGCCATTTTGGGCCTCCTGTACAGCAACTTGTTTAGCGTAAAGCTCAAGCGGAACACCCAGCCGTTTGGCTATGGCAACCTGAGTTTTGGTCAAAGTCACTTTTTTAGCTCCATTTGAACGCTTTGCGGAGGCTACAACCGTAGCCGTTTTTCTAGCCGCAACCGAAGGTTCGTTGTCGTCAAAACTATCTTTGTCCGACAAAAACGCTTCCGGAAACAATTGTCGCATGCGAGAGTCGATTCTCTCGAAGTATTTGTTATCTCGCGGGTCTACACCCGAGTTGATCAATTTTTTGTGCACCACATAAGCCATTGCGGTCATTTCGTCATCGCGTCCAAACCACTGGTTTTTTGCCTGCCAGTTCAGGGTTTTTTCGTCAACGCGAGGCGCTTTATCTGCACTTAACTGCTTTTCTACTCCGGTTTCAGCGTCCTGTAAAGGAGTTGGCTTAAAATTCTCAGCCTGCATTAGTTTTATCTGGGCAGTGTTGAGAGCTGTCTGCGACTCAACAATTGCGTCCGTATCAAACGCATCATGAGCGTCTTTCAGCTTTTTCTTGGCCATCTCCATTTCTGCTACAGCCGCCGACTTCAGCGTACCTGCGTAGGCCGTCTCACCCGTGTGAACGTATTGCTGTAAACGACGATTATCCGCCGACAGTGCTCGGGCAGCGCGTTCCAGCTCGTCCTTCTCTCGCAGGGCTTCTTCCTTGGCGCGGCGCTCGTCGTGCCGAGCATGCGTCAGTTCTTTGATCCGCTGCTGAACCCCGGCAGTGTATTGGGTCAGTTCCTCATCAGTCGGTTCATCCGGCTGTTTCGCCAGCGGCCTGCGTCCGCGATCCACCTCGGGGGTATCATCAATGATGTCGATTTCAACGTCGCCCTCTTCTATCTCGCTTTTGGCAACGTCTTTTGTCTCAATCTCGTCCGGGAACTGAAACTCTTTATTTTCCATGCGCTTCTCCTTATTTGCGACGGATGCCGCGAGGGTCTTCAACGACAGCCTCGACAGAATCATCGTTAATCAAGCGGAACTCTTTGCCGTAAATATCCAACCGCGTTCCGGAATTTGGTCGAATAATGATGAAATCCCCCGTCTTGCACCACGGACCAGATGGAAACTTTGCTTTGTCCTGATACGCATCGGGCCCGACTTTAACTACAAACAAGACGGTGGTGAGAATTTCCTCGCGATGCACTGTCGTATCTGCCTTGATAATCAAGCTGTTATCAAACTTCTCTTCAATTTCAGGAATTGCACACAGCAGGTGGTATCCACTTGGCTCAGGCAACTGCTTGGCTTTACGGGCATCCTCCTGTTTTTCTTGCTCCCACTTTTGTTCCAGCGCTGTTGGCATAGCGTCAGTCATCGTCAGCTTTCTCCACTTTTTCGCAAAGGTCTAAAAGAAATCGCTCTGCAATGGCCAGACCTTCGATCACCCCGCAAAGCCTTTTGTATTCGTCAAACGTACCGCACGCGCCACCTGCAACATCATCGGCGTAGTTGTTCATCTGCTCCCTGATCTGCTTGCGCAATCTGTCGGCAAAAACCGTAATCATTACTGCTCCTTGGGTTTGTTAGCTTGTTGCACGGTCATTTCGTCTTCGCGTGCCAAACGTGCAATCTCTGTCAGCACATTCAGCCCCTCAATCTTACGCGTCCCCTCCAACTCCTGCTCCTTGATGCTAATCTCATCCGCTTTGGCCGCAGCATCGATTGCATCCTTACGACTCTTGCGTTGTACTTCCTGCTCCTTGATGCCTGCTTCTTTTTCCTTGATCGCCAGCTCCTGAGCCTGCAGCTGCAGCAGCGGGTCTTGCGCGTTCTGTTGTGCCTGCTGCTGAGCAACCATCGCCTTGCTCTGCGCCAGAACCTGCGGTGCCGCTTGCGCAAGCAACTGCGAAAGTGTCAGCTCCATCTCGGCAGTCAGGCCATCTTGCTGGTCAGTGGTCGGCAAGGGCGCACCCAGCGCTTGGGACATTTTGTTGCGGTACGCGTAGCCAACGTGCTCAGCGATGTGCGCCATCATCGACGCTTGAATAGCTTGAGCCTGCGGGTTCTGCCCAATGAGCTGTTGCATCATCGGGTCCTGTGTGGCCATCATATGAACTTGTATGTGCGCTTCGTGGTCCTGATACGCAAACGCTCGGATCGGCTTGCCCGTCAGCGCGTTCTGGTTCTCGGTGACCGGATCGGTTGGCTTCATGTCCTCTTTTGTCGGAATCAGCTTCTCCACTTCTTTGATACCCAGCACCTTGAGCATCTGCCGATGGAGCTGTGGCAAGTCATAAATCTGCGGAGCTGTCTGTGACAACTGGATCACGGCCTGATACTGCACAACACGTTGGGTCATCGTCGCCGCGTTGGGGTCCGACACCGGGATGATCTCCGTGTAGCGGTAGTCCTTGTACTTCGCCTTGCGCCCCTGCTCCGCATCGACGTCGTAGTCGTATTCTTCGTTGTCCGGAGAGTCATCTCGAACAATCTCGGCAATCAGGCGCAGCTCCTGCTTGAACGCGTAGTGCATACGCGCCTGCACCGCGCTCATCACCTTCAACTGGCGTTCCAGAATAGCCAACGTCGTGCCAACCGGAGCCTGCGCCGACATGTCCGAAACCTTCATGTCTGCCGTAGCGGCAAACCGACGGCCTTCTTCAATGATCTTGTCCAAAAGCCCTGACAGCACCAGCGACGGTTCCTTGTACGGCAGGGGCATCAAGTTATCCCGAATCGTGCCCGAGCCCACATCCACGTCCCGGAACTCGCCCGGAGCGATTGGGGTGTCATCCCCTTTGATACGTAGCCCCCGGGCCTTCAACCCACCCGGAAGGTTACTAAGCGTGCCAGCGTCAACGAGCTGCCGCAGGAGTGACGTGCCCGCTTTTGCGTACCCGCCGATCAAATGAAACAAGCCAAAGCCGTAAGCGCCGAAGCCGGGGATGTATTGGTAGTGGACGTAGTGCAGGCGCTTCATGCGCTTGTTGTCGTTTTCCTTCCAGTTGCGCCGGATTGCCAACGCGTCATTGGTACCTTCGACGTATGTAACAATGTACGGCAACTCAATCCCGGTCTCTTCCCCATCTTTATCCTTGTCCTCAAACCCGGGCAAGTTCAAGTCAACGCACACCTCGTTGATGACGTAGCGATCGTCGTTCAGCGCGGAAAACCCCGTTTCAGTGTCTTTAACCTTCTGAATCTCGTCCATAGTATTGGACGGCTCCCCGAGGGACACGTCAGCCCAAAAACCATCGACCTGTAACATGCGAATTTCATTTGCGTTCTTGCGCATACGGTGCGTGATGCGGGTGGCGCTCTGCAGCTCAGACGTGCCATACGGCAGGATGATGTCTTCCGCGCCTACAAATACAGAGGTCTGGCGGTCGAGCCTCGGGTCCTTGTAGACTTTTTTAAACGCGGAGCCTGCACCCGGCAAGCTCCACAACATCTTCTCGTGCTCCGGACGAAACTCAACCATGTTCTCCGTCAGCTGCCAGTTCATGTCGTCTTGTACGCGCTGAGCAGCTTCGTCCTTGGCTCGCGTCTGCTTGCCCACGATCTTGGTCTTTACGGGACCCCCAGCGGGAAACGCCTCCATGATTGTCTCGGACTGAAACCGCACAACCGCTTCGGTGATCATTGGGTGGTAGACACCACACGCTCCTGCCCACGGCTCCATCCGTTCCTCGTACTTCAAGCCCATGAGCTTGATACCATTCTTGAGCATGTCCTCCCAATCCTTGCGGGAGTTTCTATCGTTTTGAACCTCAGCGGCCAAATCGGTAACCACGCCAGTTACATCATTTGCGTCTACAAAGTCCAGCAGGTTGGCGTTGAAATCCTCCGCAACCTCAGCGTCGCTCCCGGGCGTCAGGCTAATCTCCACGCCATCGACGCCAATGTTGACTTCTTCCGGGTCAACGATCTCGATCTCAATCTCAGGCCCAACTGCGTCTTCTTCGATCCCCACCGGGGCCTGATACAGTGCTTTGTCTACGCTCATGTCGTGTCCTTATTTTTTTCTCCGCGCCATATTCGAGCGCGGGTCGTATGTAAACGAACTGGGAGAGGCTCCGGTGGCACGCGCTGCGCGGTCTTTCGCACGCTCTTCAGCGGTCATCTTGTTACGCACTTCACCCCCAGCCGTGAAAGTCTTGCCATCCGCCTCCAGATGCCCGCGAGTTTGGAGCACTGCTATTGCCGCCGCGTGTGGGTCCTTTGGCGGATTCTTCTGCGTCCGCATCTGTTCTGCCAGACGCTTAATGAGCTCGCCCTGCCCCATGAACTTCTGCGTTGCCATCAGTAGTACCCCACATGTCTCTGGCTTTTAAACGACTTTGGTTTGTCTTTCCACTCATCCGAGTCAAGCGTAATGAAATTCCCCTGCCTGAACCGTAGCAGAGCCTGTGTCGCAGTGTCCACGTAGTCGTCGTGCTCTCCTGCCGGGAACGACGCAATCTCTTCAATCACTTCCTTCGCCCACCGGGTATTCGGAGCCCACACTTTACCACTAGCAAACAGGTCCGCTACTGCATTAACGCGTACCATCTTGTCGTTACCCCGGCTGGGAGTGAACTCCTGCACGGGCACCCCGATGTGCCGCATCTCTTGAATCAGCGGAGCTCCCGCCGCTTTCTTCTCAATGATCACCGACACCGTGTTCTCGCCCCACATCTGCCGCAAGTCCTTGTACTGGTCGAGGGCCACCTTCTTCAACTCCGGGAACTCCATTCTGTCCTTGAACGCATCGAGCAGAATGATGTGCGGCTGGTTGTTGTCCTCCTCGTTGTACCACACCCCCCACGTTGTACAGGCAGAGTAGTCGTTCTGACTCTTGGTGTCGTGCGCGGTGTCCCATGACTGGAGCACATAGACGCACTTCGGCGGGGTCTCGGGCTCCCACTCCCGCCACATGTCGCGCTTGATGAGCGCGATAGCGTCCGAGGTCGGCTGCTGCTGGTACTGGGCGTTCCAGAAACGAGGGTTCAGCGTGGCCTTCGTCTTCTCCAGCTCCTCGATCGGCCACTTCTCAGGCCACAGCGCTCGCCCGGACGGCAGTATCGCCGGAAACTCCACGACCTCCCACTGGTCCGCATCGGGGTTCTTGGTCTGGTACTCGATCAGCTTGGCCGTCATGTCGATCTGCCCCCACCGGGTCATGACGACGATGATGGCTCCGCCCCACATCAGGCGCTGGCGCGGGCCGGTCTGGTACCAGTTCCACGCTTGCTCAAACGGCAGCTTCGACCCACTTTTCAAGTCCTGCTCTGAGTGCGGGTCATCGATCACCAGCAAGTTGGCACCCCGCCCTGCCAGCGCACCACCCACACCCACGGCGTAATACCGGCCCCCCGCGCCTGTGCTCCAGCTACCTGCGCCTTTCCTGTCCTCGGCCAGCCGCGTACCTTTAAAAATGTCTTTGTATTCAGGGCTTGCGAGCAAGTTCCTCACCCGCCCGCCAAACTCCTCCGACAGCGACGCGGTGTGCGTGGCCATGATGATCTGGCGATCGGGGTGCAGCCCCATGTACCACGCAGGCAGCAGGTATGACGCCAACTCGGACTTGCCGTGGCGCGGGGCTATGTTGATGATTATGCGCTTTTTTCTGCCCTCCGCCACGTCTTTAAACAGCCGCGCCATGATTTTGTGGTGCGGCCCAACGGAGTAGTTTGGGTAAACACGTTTTGCAAACTCGATAAGATCGTTCTGCGCCGCCGAGATACCAAGCCGCTTGATCCGCTCATCAAGAAGGGCGATCAACGCCTCCTTCTCTTCAGGCGTCTTGGCGAGGGAGATCGTCTGGGTCATCGGTTTTTATGATTTCAGCTTCGATCGGGTCCACTTCTATGGACTGGTTCTCGACCACTTTCATCAAGCGCATGTAGTCTCCCATGCGTTTGTCAATCTCAGACTGTAGCTCCGCGTCGGAGAGCTCCACCTTCTTCATTTCCACGCGTTCGGTAAACAGCGCAACCTCGGTGACCTTACCCAGCAACTCAATCGCTCTTAAACGTATTTTGGCATCTGGGTGCTTAACTTCATCCAGCAGCGAGGCGATGCAGTATCCCCGGATGCGTTTGGCTTGCTCAACAAACGCCCAATCGTAGGCGGTCAACATCCCTACAAGATGTTTTACAGCGACGGGTACTTCTACGTTGGCAAGCGCCAGTTTTTGTTTGTCCGCATCCAGCGGGGCGGTCATGGCCAAAAATGCGTCTGTTGCAGCCTTTGTTTGTGCGTCGTCGGTTGTGGCGTCGTCGTCAACACCCAGAGCTTTCAACCAATCTGCAGTGTGAATTTTACCGTCAACGACTTGCGCCGCCGAAGCTTCTGCGTCGGGGGTAAAGTTGGCGTTCTCCAGCATTAGGGCTGGAATAAAATCGGCCTCGTCTACAGTGACTAGGTGTTCAAGCAAGCATGTACTCCGCGCTGTTTAGCGATCAGGGCTTGCTGCGCCCCAGTGGGTAGCATACAATGAAGCACCTTCGTTGTGAAGCGTCTCCCCAGACGCATTTTCCCCGGCTATTAAAAACCCGGGGTTTTTTTTATGTGCAGGTGTCTAAAGATTGACAAATTTCAATGGCGGATTTTGCAAAATAAGTGACACCCCGGCATCCTCAAGCTTGCCGTCCACACCGCACCAAGGAGGAGGGGGTGTTGCAGCGTGGAAGCTTGGGGGCGGGGCGTCAGCGCGGAGTATAGGGGGCGTGGGGGGTCTGGCACAAGGGTGTCTAATATTAGACATGAGACTCTGTTTCTACATAAACATTTGAGCAAAATAGTGTTCCCCGGCAAGCCGCCAAGCCACCCCGTCAAAAGGCTGGCCCACCCCCCAGTGGGGTCTGGAGGCTTGGCTGCGAGGCTACCCAGCCTCTCCAGAACGTAGTGTGGTATAATGTAGTCACTGTTTGGCACCTTGCCATTCAGTCGCTTAGCCCCGACGCATCGGGGCTTTTGCTTTGGAGGTCACTGTGTTCCCCAACCAATGGAAGATCATTCGCTACAACTCGTTGCTCACTGGTCAGCGCGGCTGGATCGCACTCGACACCTTCGCTGGTGTGGCCGCGATGGATACCGTGTTCAACACGCGTGATGAGGCCGTGCTCGGCGCGTGTTTCGAGATGACCATTCTCGGCAAGTAGTCTCTACTCTCTACGCGCCATCACTCGGCGCGTACTGAGTGCGGATTACCCGCACTCGTCTGGGGTGCTGTGCACCCCAGACGCCTATCACAACGAAAGGAACTACCATGAAACACCAGAACCAATGGCTCAACGCCCTCGTCGCTGCACTCAAGGCCAAGCAAGACCACAAGGCCGCGCTCACCGCGCTCATTGCGCACCACGGCGGCAAGCGCACGCTCGACCTCATGATCGACCTGCACGCGGGAATCGAGGTGCTGTTTCCCAAGACCGACGCCGTGGTCAAGGCGTACTTGGGCCAGCCGAACGTGAGCTTCCCCAACAAGGGCGCAGGCTACGACACGTGGCGCGACCTGATCTTGCCGCACCTGCCCAAGCTCAAGGCCGCGACGCACAAGGGCAAGCCGAGCAAGTCCGTTGACCCGGTCGCTTCGTTCGCCAAGCGTGCGATGCGCGACCTCACCCCGGCGCAATGCCGTCGCTTGGCAGCGGTGCTGCTTGGCTGAGCAGGTTGGGGTGCTCAGCACCCCAGCTTTGACAGATTCCCACAGCTTGGTTTTGTGGGCGCGATGGGGGCGGCGCTACTGCCCCCACTACGTTTAGGAGAATGATCATGCTTGCACAACTACTGAAGCAGAAGCTGTTTGCCGCGCCAACCATCATGACACTGGCGAAACAGTGCGTGTATCTGGAAGGCGAATACGAGCCACGCCTCGGCGCTCACGAGGGCTACAAGGCCATCATGTCCGTGGCCGAAGATGCGATGGTTTACTGGGTCAAGCAGGGCGACTACGCTTCCGCGCAAGCTGCGCTGGAGAGCGCGGGTGAGCTGCTGCACGAGCTGGACGTCAAGGTAAATGGGGTGCCGTCATGAGCCAATACCGCATTGAGCGATACGCCCACGGTTGGATTGCTATCGACACCGCGCAGGTGTCGGTGGCGCTGAATGCCGTGTTCGACACGCGTGACGAGGCCGTGCTTGCCGCATGTTTTGAAACCGCCCGAAAGGAAGCTGTGCTGCTCCGCACCACGCTGCGATGAGACCAAGTTGGGGTGCTCAACACCCCAACTCCATGTCTCCAGAACACGTTGCCAAAAACCCCCCTCCGGACTATTGTCCTGAGCGTCCTATAAAAAACACGGGGTGGGGACAAGCTTTTGCGTTACCAATCAAAAGCAAACGCGTCCAGCGTCCACATATCCTACATATATATATACTTTTAGAAAAGTAAATATATATAGCTCCGCAAGTGGACATTTGTCTTCGCTTTTTTCTTTTTCTTTTTCTTCCCTTTGTTGAAGTACTGTTTTTAGTAGGACAACTGGAGCAAAGCATGTAACCTGTTGATATGTATAGGCACAACAGTGTCCACATACATACCTCTTTCGTCGGACAGAGTGGGACAAAAACAGAATTAGTTGACACTCCGGACGGTGTTATGTATCCACCTGAATGCAAAGGATTTATATGACTCCACCTAAACGTACGTGCGTAGGATGCGGCCAAATTAAGGCCCAAACAGCGTTCTATTGGTACAAAAAGCAGCGCACCGTGCTGCGCAAAATCTGCCATAAATGCTACGCGGCATGGTTGCTCAGCGACACATCCGGTAAGCGCATCACTAATGCCGAGCATCGTGGTGAGATCACCAAATACTACGCCGCTGCCATGCGCGTCAAAATCGCCAGCACTCGCGCTGCAACAAACGAACAACGCAAGGCCAAGCTGCGCGACATAGCTACCAAGCACCACGAGCACCGCAGATTCTTGGAGGCCGAGTACGGCATCCGCGCTGCCACGCCCACTGAGTGTATGAACCCAACGTATGTGGCTGACCAAGCCGAACGCCGCGCAAGGTATGAGGCAGATACCGCCCGCGAGCAGGCACGTCGAGACAAGATCAGCAAGGCTTTGACTGGACGCCCACGCGCACCACGCGCACCGAGCGCCGCCGACCGGCTGGCTGCTGCCGCGAGAGAACGGTCATCGACCACTGCTTCAGCAGGGTCACCCTCCGCTGCGGCCCGCGCTAAATAGCTTGGGGTGCTCAGCACCCCAGAACGTAGTGTAGTAAACACGTAAGCCGTTACGTGTCGTAGCACCCGACAGTGGCCATTCCGGTCACTCAGGCTTTTTAAAACCAAGGAGAACGACCATGAGCAAGAACGCACAACGCCACACCCGCGCCACCTTCACCAAGCAGTCCAACCAAGCGTGCATGCTGCTCGACCACGCGCCCAAGCCCCCGCGCCTCCAGTGCGTGGCCTACATCACGGGGTTCGGCTTCGTCCGCCCCGGCCTCCCCCGCTTCGTGCCCGTGCTTCGCAAGGCCGACGCGCTCCCCGCGTGGAAGTCACCCACGCTGCTACGTTGCCAGCAAACTCGGTGATGAGGTGGAAATACCGGATGAATTGAAATGAGCAAGCTCGTGCTGTTAGGTGCAGGGGTGCTGAGTGCAGTGCTCCTGTGGACTGTCCTGATTCTATTCTTTCTTTTGGAGGTGTGAAATGAAACCCCGTAACTTTGAAGAAGCGCTGGACCAGCTTGCGGATGACAACCGCGCCCTGTGGGATGCGCTGGACAACATCGTCACCCTGTGGGATGCGCTGGACAACCGCGCCCTGCGGGATGCGCTGGACAACATCGTCACCCTGTGGGGGCTGCAGGCCAGCATCGATGACATCGAGAACAGCATGGGCCGTGCCCGTGCCCTGCTGTGCAACACCGCACCAGAGGAGGAGACGAAATGAACGACACCCAGTATCTATGGAAAGCATTACGACAAGGGAGGCACGGCGGAATTGACGTAGTGGGATTCAAGGAAGCAGGGCGAAGTTCGGTGCTTGCGGGTCAAATCTTGACCTGCTTCATAGACAACTATGAAGACGAAGCAGCCGCCCTGATTGAATACCCGGAAGCAAAAGACAACGGCTGTGCTGGCCCGGTCAGCGTATCTCATCTTCCGGGCGAGAATGACCCGGTTCCGGGCGGCATGTATCCAGACGATATCTAGGAGAACGACATGAAAAAACCGACAGTAGAAGAATGGATGGCCTACCACACTGAGATGCACATCTTAGCGAAGGCGGCGCATAACCCGTATGTGTTTGACCCGAAAACAAAGGTGCAATTCGCAACCCCAAAGTCGTTGCGCGTAGCCCTAGAGCACATCACCAACCTTGACCTGCTGTATGACCCAAAGGAGAAATAACATGGACCAAGTAGAAGTAATCAAAGGGAACGGTCACCAGAAGGGCTACACCGCCACGCTGTATTACGACCAAGACGCAGAGGGTCCTGACAACTGGGACAACCTCGGCACCATCACATACGCTAAGCGTAGTTCGTACGTGCTGGGAAACAAAGCGGTAGACGCTGAGGAGGACGCTGAGATCGCACAGAAGGTAGAGAGCGGCGAGTACATCGGCACCCCGGTGTATGCGTACGTGCACAGCGGTGCAACGATCAGCACCAGCTCGTTCAGCTGCCCGTGGGACTCAGGGCGTAGCGGCTGGGTGTATGTGTCCCGTGCGGATGTGCGGAAAGAGTACAGCTGCAAGCGCATCAGCAAGAAGACGCGTGAGAAAGCGGAGCGCGTGCTGCGCGGCGAAGTTAAAACGTACGCGCAGTACCTTGAGGGTGATGTGTACGGCATCATCATCACTGACCCCGATGGTGAAGAAGTCGATAGCTGCTGGGGGTTCTATGGTTTCAACTATGCCAAGGAAGAAGCTGAGCGCATGCTGAAGGAACACAACCGCCCGGTGCAGTTGGAGTTGTTTGAAGAAGTACACGCGTAACTCAGGGTCATTGTGACCCGCAGTTAATCTGGGGTGCTGAGCACCCCAACAACCCAAGGAGATAGTCATGGGTCCCAACGCTATTGGTCAATGTACGAGCATCACCATCACGGGCGGCTACCCTGCCGCTGTCCGTCACTTCGAGGACACCAAGCTACCACGCGGCATCAAGTGGGGCGAAGACGAACGCCCGCTGTATAACACGCGCAGCCATCACTACCGCCTCGTGCGTGGGCCGGACGGTGCGTATTACGACGTGGTGCTGTATCGCACGCCCATGCTGCGGCTGTTCAAGCCCAACGAGGACGGCACCCGCGAGCTGTGCCTGCGTGCCCACCCGTCTAGTGCGTCGAACATTTTCATGTGGAGTGTGTGCGGGTTCGGCTACGCGCCACGGTTCACGACCACGGAGGGGGACGCGGTGCTCGTGCCCCTGTACTGCTGGCCGCTTGCGGCCAAGCGTGTCGGTAGCACACCGAGCATACCGGACGGGTTCTCTGCACTCATCACGCTCGACGCTGAGGGTCGGCTGATCCGTGAACGCTCCGCGCACTACATGCCGTATGTCAGAGTCATGTCGGACGAAGACAAGGCCGTGCGTGTGCAGTGGAGTGCCAAGCTTGCCACGTACATCGACATGCTCATGCTGCGCAGTAGCTACTACCACGCGGCTGCGGCACCCCGTATGTACAACGGCAGGCCGTTCAAAGGACCGAACTATGGCAGGCTGGGGCGAGACTGCTTCCAGCACTGGGATGCCATCGGTGACAACGAGTTCAGCAGCATGAACGATCTGGCGCAGGTGGTTTACACGCAGATGCTGAGCTCACGCATGTACGACGACGACCTCAACGACAAGCCTGCCGGTCTTGCCGAGGTCAAGAAGTTCCGCGCTAACTTCACCCGCGTGCTGTTTAAGTTGATGGGCATCGACAAGAAAAGCGGCAAGAAGATACTTGGGAATTTCCCGGTCAAGGTGCCGCAGAATTATCGTTTTGACCTTGGGAATTTCCCGGTCAAGGTGCCGCAGAATTATCGTTTTGACTGATGTTGTAAAACTCTTGACACCAAGAGTCCTGTTGCATAAACTTGTTTGTATAACTACAACGAAGGAGTAAGACCATGAACCAAGCACTGTCCCATAAGCAAATCGTTTCACTGATCAAGGCCGTCGGCCCCGAGGTCACGGTTATCGTGCAAGGTGAGAACGGCGTGGGTAAAACGTCCGTGCAGTATGACCTGCGCCAAGACCCGGACTTCCTCGGGCACTCCGTGCTCGACCCCATCGACTGCACCCAGCTGTCGGACGGCAGCGTGTGGATGCCTGACATCGATCGCGACAACGGCATCAGCCGCGAGCTCCCCAACGAGCGCTTCGGCATCAGCACCAAGAGCCACGCGGGCATCCCCGGCTCGCGCCCTGTGGTCGTCTGCCTCGATGAGATTCTCAAGTGCCCGCAGTACATCAAGAACGTGCTGGCCCCGGTGATTTACGAGCGGCGCTTGGGTAACCTGCACCTGCCTCGCGGCAGTATCGTGTGGGGTGCGACTAACCTCGCTGTTGAGGGTCTGGGTGACCTGATCCAGCCGCACCTCCGGAGTCGCTTGCTGAAGGTGACGTTGCGCAAGCCCACGCAGCAGGAGTGGCGCACCGAGTTCGCTGAGCCCCGGCGCTTGCATCACACCGTGACTGCGTTCACCGAGATGTTCCCGCAGTTGTTCGACTCGTTCATGGACTACGAGCCCGGTGGCAAGTTCTCCGGCAAGCCCATGTCCAAGGACAACCCGCGCATCTTCAACCCGCGTGAGCAGCAGGATGGCTTCGCCAGCCCGCGCTCGCTGCACTCCATGAGCAAGATCATGCACAACGCTGCGGCGCTCGATGACACCACGCTGTTCGCTGCCATCGCCGGTACTGCGGGTGAGCCGACTGCTGCGGACTTCATGGCTGTGGTCAAGCTCGACCGTGACATCCCCTCGTTCGAGCGTGTGATCGCTGACCCTGACGGCACGCCCATCGTTGACAACCCGACAGCGCAGCTCGTGCAGGTGCAGCAGTTTATCTACGCCACGCAGACGCGTGATGAAGCTGCCTTGCTGCTGCGCTACATCAAGCGCATGCGGGCTGAGATGCAGACCCTGTTCGTCAACCAGATCGCCAACTCCACGCGGGTGTTGACCTTCGGCACGGTCGATGGGTTCCGCGAGATGATGAACAACAACAGTATCTTTCTGAGGACGAAGTAATGATTACCCCAACCACATGGGGGCGGATGCCCCTTGAGCAACGCATCATCGCTTGCCACACTGACATCATGCAGCACCCCGAGTTCGCCATGCTCTCGGGTGTGGTGTGTGTCGGTAAGGTTATCGTTGATGATCGCCCGACTGCGGCTACCAACGGGCGTGATGTGTACTATGGCCGTGCGTTCAGTGAGGCACTCAACCAGAAGCAGCTGCGCTACGTTGTGATACACGAGAACTTTCACAAAGCGCTCAAGCACTGCACCGAGTACCGTGACGTGAATGCGAAGTGGCCCGAGCTGTCCAACGTGGCGCAGGACTACGTGATCAACGGCCTCGCAGAAGAGTCCGACCGCATCAACCCCGGCTTCATTCAGCGCCCGTGGGAGGAGGACTGGTTGATGGACAGTAAGTATGACGGCATGGGGTTCCTTGAGGTTCTCCAGAAGCTGCTGCAGAATCCTCCTCCGGAGGGGGGTGGCTCCGGTGGTAGCGGCGCGGGTTCGTTCGATGAGCACATCGACGGCAGCGGGGAGTTGACCGAGGGGGAGATCACCGAGGCGCACGGTCAGATCGGTGACGCGCTGCGGCAGGGTCGCATCCTCGCCTCCAAGCTACGGGGTGAGGGTAGTGGAGGTAGCCCTCTCGACAACCTGCTGCAGCAACGCAACACTGACTGGCGCACCCCGTTGCAGGAGTTCGTGCAGACCTTCTGCGTAGGGGATGACAACTCGCGCTTCTGCCCCCCTAACCGTCGGCTGCTGCCGCTGGGCTTCATCATGCCCTCGCACTTCAGTGAGGCGGTGGGTGAGCTGATCGTTGCCTGTGATACGTCCGGTTCGATGACGGGCGTGTATCCCACGGTCTTCGGTGAGATCGCTCGCATCTGTGCGCTCGTGCGCCCTGACCTTGTGCGCGTGCTGTGGTGGGATGGCGAGGTCAACAGCGAGCAGGTCTTCACCCCGCTCGACTACGACAAGATGGCGTCAGTCATGAAGCCCGAGGGTGGCGGCGGCACTACTGTGTCGTGCGTCGCTCGTTACATTGCTGCGAAGCAATACAAACCACAGGCGGTGATCTACCTGACCGACGGCTACATCGAGCACGAGTACGAGATGCCGCCCGTGCCGTGTTTGTGGGGTGTGGTTGATCACCCCAACTTCCAGCCGCGTGCTGGCAAGAAGATCAACATCAGTAGCATTTCTTTATAACCAAGGAGATAGAGATGGCACGTTTTAATATCGATACATGTTCAATGCTGGTGGAGTTCAACGCCTCCGTATGGACGGCGCGTAAGCTGGACCGCAAGGTGTCCGACGAGGTGGTGGCCAGCAAGAGCGCGGGCTCCAAGGCTGCTGCGCGGGTCAACAAGAACCTGCTGGCTGGTCGTCCCGAGCTTGACGTGATCCAGAACCACGTCACCGCCGTACGTAACTACGTTTATGACAACACGTTGCCGTGGTCTGACAGCGGGCTGCGTCTGCTGCCGACGATCCGGTTCATAGCGTTCAACGCCCGGATGCAGGACGAGGAGAATACGTATTGGGACTTGTGTAAATCCTTTGTCACGGTGTATCCTAGTCTCATCACTGCGCAAGCTATGGCGCTGGGGGACATGTTCAAGAGGGAGGAATACCCCGCACCGGATACCATAGCGCACAAGTTTGGGTTCAGCGTGAACTACATGCCTGTACCTACTGCGGGAGATTTCCGAGTTGATGTGGGCAACGACGCGCAGCGCGAGCTGCAGGACAAACTGACAGCGCTCGCAGATGAGCGAGTAAGCAAAGCCATGGACGATGTGCGTTTACGTATCAAGGGTCACCTTGAGCGTATGGTTGATCGCCTTGGCGTGGACGTTGTTGCTGGGGATGCCAAGCCCCGGCGCTTCCACGACAGCATGATCGAGGGGGGCTTCGAGCTGTGTGATCTGGTGAAAGGGCTCAATGTCGTGGGGGATACTGATCTGGAAGCAGCGCGTGCGTCGTTGGAGCAGTGTCTCGCTGGCGTGAGTGTGCGCACCAAGAAGAGCGGCGCTGAGATGTCGGTTGCAGACACGCTGCGTGAGGACATGCAGCAGCGTAGTGCTGTGAAGTCGCAGGTCGAAGGTATGCTCAACAAATTTAACTGGTGATACATGACAACAAAACTTGCAGGAGGTAAAAAAATCACGCGTGAGCTAGACGTCATCGTGCATGACGCTGGTGCGCGTGAGTTGCAGGTGATGCTGACAGGGGACGGCATCATCTATCTGAGGGCGAAGGGTAGGGATGTGTCTGTTGTTTGGAACGCGGCTGCGCTCTACGAGAAGGGGATCAAGGAAGGGCGCGTCATGAAGAAGCTGAAGAGAACGGTCATAAAGGAGAAGACGAAATGAAACCGTATGTCATTGATGGGGAGGTGCTGTTTAAACGTATGGCCGTGGTGCTGGTCGCTGGATTGTTTGTTGGTGCGGCAGCGGCAGCGGTGGGGTATCGGGTCAAAGAAGTCGAACCCGCGATGCAGAAGGTTGCGCTGTCGGTATGCCCCCTGCCGCAGACCGAGGGGGAGATGACGGTATACGTTGTTGAGAATGGTGCAATCAAATGCTGGAGATGGAAATGAAAACAACACTAAACGCAATTCGCAAGCATCAGCCCTGCTCAGACGGCTGGAAAAAACTGTTGCAATACTTGGGCAAAACCGAGGCTGATGACGAACCACTTTTAATCAGCACAATCTTGAGCAGCAACGGCCTCGATGATGCGCTGTGGTGCTTATGCGCCGTTGATGGTC